TGAATTAAAATAATGTGTATATTTGTTACGCTAACGTAAAAAATCAAAAAAAAACAATGTCAACACCAAAAACAAAGATTTTTAATGTATTATGTCATGATATTATATCATGGTTAAAAATAATTTACTCAAAAGGGTATGGTTGTTATTTATTATTGCTTTCAGACATTGCAAAAAGCGTTAGCACCTTCAAACAATCAAATGCAATAAAACAACCTACCCTATGAGTAAAAAAGTTAGATATAAGAAAAAATATAAAGGAACTAGGTATGTAGCTAAAGTTTTAAATAAATATTTTAAGTTAAAATATCCAACTTATAATTCAGCTTTACCAAAAGCAAGAGAAATAAATTCATTGTTAAAGCTAAATGGTACAAAATTTACTGTAAAAAATGTATCTTCATTTATTAGAAAACCACAGAAAAACAAATTTATAAAGCAAAAACCACTATTATTTTATAAATTATCTCAAATAATACCTTATTATGAGATGATTGATTACCCAACTTATATATTTGATACTACAAATGAAATATATTTTACTTCAGATTTATTTAATGAAGAAGTAGAAATAATTCAAGGTGGTCAAAGACCTAGCTACAAGAAAACATTCCAGGCTTTTGTTCAATTCATGAATAAAGAGCAAACATTTAATAACAAAAGAGATTCGGAAGACATTACTTGCTATATAAAAGCTTTAGATCCAGAATTAGATCCAGTATCTAAAAAATGGATTTCAAAAATAATTTCAGTTACAAAATCTGGAGAAGATTATGATTTTGGATATGAAAAATCAATTAACTACATAGAAGGTTCAGCACCAGGCGAACCAGGATTAAAAAGAATTGCGCCTAATAAAAGTAAACTGTCAAAAACAACCAAACCACAACAAAGTTTAAAAAAGGATCAAAAAAGTGCTGAAAACGAAGCAAGAAAGCTTGATTTAATAGAAAACGCAATGAAACTATATAATGAAAATAAAATAAATAAGCAAACTTTTGAAATTATAATAAAAAATATAAATAAAAAATAAGTATGAGTTACAATAAGAGATTAGAACTTCCTATTGAACATTATGAAAAAACAAAAGAAATTATTATAAAAAATGGTTCCAAAGTATGGGAACAATCTTTTGGAAGTAGAAAAAGTTTATATGGAGATGGTGAAATTTGTGGAATTATGTCAACACAGAATTATTTGCCTTTAAGTAATATAAATTCTTTACAATTAGGAGCTTTTTTAGGACAGTTTACAAAATCACTATATAGTCAAATAAGAAAAAATGACAACTTATTAAATTTAAAAATTGATTTTTTTGGAGTGTCAAGAGATAAAAACGAAAGTGGATGGATTAAGCTAAAACCAAAAGAATATTTTTACAATGTAGATTTATCTTCAGCATATTGGCAAATAGCCTATAGACTAGGTTATATTTCAAAAAGAATGTTTAACTCTTATATAGAAAAAGATGATTATAAAGAAGCAAAAAGATATTGTATTTCGTTTCTAGCAAGAGAAAACGAGATGCAATATCATGATGGCAGAGAAATTGATTTAATAACATGTGATATAGAAGTTTTAAATCAAATTTACACTAACATTAGAAATGAACTTTATAATTGTATTCAAGAAGTATTAAAAGACATTAATGAATGGATTGAATTTAATATTGACGGTGTAACAATAAGAGAAAAAGATTTAGATATTGTATGTAGAAAATTTAATGAATTAAATTTAATTTATAAAATAAACAAATGTTTAAAAATTGATTCAAATCATTATTTATTAAAAGGTAAAATACGTAATTTTTAAAAACAAATAAGTATGTTAGAAAAGAAAAACCCAACAGAAGTAAAAAAAGCAAAAATCCTAATTTGTAAATTTTCAACAGAATGGTTAAATCCCATTACTAAGAAGATAATTTACTATCATTCATTAATATTAGATAATGGAGATGTAGGAACAATAGGTAAAATGGAAAATTTGCCAAAAGAAATATCTATAGATTCAATTATTGAATATACTATTTCAGAAGATGGTAAAATAAAAATTATATCTTCTTCTAATGATTCAAAAGAAAATGATAAATCTGTAAGTAATAATGATTCTTCTAAATCTTTTAAACAAAAGAATAGAATAAAAGGTCAAGAAGCATTTTTAGGATATGCTTGGTCTTATGCAAAAGATTTAATTATAGCTGGTAAAACATCAAAAGATTTAAAAGAATTAGATAAGGTAGCAGAACATATCTATAATAAAATAGGTGAAATGCTAGAAAAAATTCCATAATCGATAAGTTTTTTTATTTTTTTTATTAGAAATTAGTTTTATATAATATTAATTGTATATTTGTACAACATTTAAAAACAAAATACTAATAATGAAAAGAGGAGATATTGCAATAGTTAATTTAACAGTAACTAACTCAAGAAACAAAAAATATTTTTTATCAGATGTTATTTTTTCTATACCGTATGATTCGGATAGGCAAATATTAAAGTATAATAATATTGAAGATAGGAGAATCATTAGAAAATTTAATTTATCAGAAGATTTAAACATTGAAAATATAGAAGTGATTAAAGATTTAGGTAAAAAAAGCGTTGGAAATTTGTTTTATAAATAACACTTAAAATTAATAAGCATGAAAATTTATATTAGTGGTAAAATAACCGGTTTAGAATATCAAGTTGCATATAAGATATTTGAAGATGCAGAAAACAATTTAAAATCAAAATTAAATTGTGAAGTAATAAACCCGATGAAATTAGAACATAATCATGATCAGTCTTGGGAAAACTTTATGAAACAAGATTTAAAAGAACTTTTAGATTGTGATTACATTTTTTTGCTAGACAATTGGAAATTTAGTAAAGGAGCTAGGCTAGAGTTATTACTAGCTGATGAATTAAAAATAGAAGTAATAAATAAAATTGAAAAATTCAGCAATCTTATATTTAATTAATAATTTAACTAAAAACAACCAAAAATGGAAAAAGAACAGAAAAAAAGAGTTTATGAAGTATCAAATTCTTTTAGAACAAATGAATTATCTTTAATTCCTGGAGGATTTACGGTAGAAGTTCATTATGACAACAAAATTGTGTCTTATAATAATATTAAGAATCCACAATCTTATATTAAATCTTTAACTAGAAGCCCAAAAAATGAAATTCTAAAGATATTAGTTGATGGTAATTTAGTTAATTATCATAAAAAATAATTAAATTAATTTGTTTTATATAATATTAATTGTATATTTGTACAACATTTAAAATAAATAAGTATGACCGATGGCAGTTTAAACATTTTAGAACAAGCAAACAATATTGTTTATAAACGTTCTGAAGAAAAAGAAAGAATGTATGGACCATTTAAAGAAGGAATGGAAAATGCTGCAAAGATTCTTTCAGGAATGGTAAATCAAGAGATTTCAGGAGATTTTATGTATAAAGCATTAATAGCTTTAAAATTATCTAGAGAAGCTTATTCTCATAAAGAAGATAATTTATTAGATGCTGTAGCTTATATAGCTGCGTTAAATGAATATGAAAATTCTAAGCCATGAAAAAAGGTATAGTTGGAATTTTAAACAATCCTGCTACTTCTTTAAATTCTCATTCTTCAGGAATGTGCAACATAGTAGCAAAAACATTTAATGCTAAAATATTAAATGAAAAAGATGATTGGAATAATTATGATGAATTAATTATTTATCATGGCACTAACTTTAAAAAAGGTTCTTTTAATGTAATTGGAGGTATTTCTGAAGAAGTAATGAAAAGAGCAAAATTGTTAAATGAATTTAAAGGCAAAGTTTATTCTTTAGATGGTTTTCAATTAAAAGATTTTTCAATTAAAAGAAAACTAAATCTATATGATTCATCTGTTTACTATGATGAAATTGAAATGCCTAGTAGAAAAAATATAGTTATTGGAGATTCTCACTCTATTTCAGTTTGGCCAAATGAAGAATATCAAATTTCAAGAAACGATGGTAAAACATTATTTGGTTTTTTAAAACAGGATTTAGATTTATCTAATTATGATAATGTAATTCTATATTTTGGCAATATTGATTTAAGATTTCATTTATGTAGACAAGAAAACCCTTTAGAAGCCACGAAAAAGTTGTTTACTGATTATTGTAATTATGCTAAAAGATTTAATGCTACAATAGTTCATTTATTGCCTATTGAAGATGAATCAAGAAAAATACCTAAATCAGGACAATATAAAGGCAAAAACTTTTATGGAGGCATAGAATTAAGAAAAGAATTAAGAAATGTTGCGAATAAAATAATGTTAGAATCAGGTTTAAAAACAATAGAGTGGCCTTCTTTTTTTGTCAATGAAATAGGCAACTTAAGATTTGATATTATGGAGCCAAGACAATCTGTACACATTAGACCTTTGTATTATTTCAATAATTTACCAGAACAATTAAAATTATTTTAACATGTCGTACAGTTTTGAAATAAAAGACGATCTATTACAAGCTTTAGATGAGTATCATCAAAAAAGTATTTTAATGGAAAAACACATAATAGAAAAAAAGCCTTTTAACGGTAACTTAGAACAGTTTATAAATGATGATTTAATTTTCAATGTTCCTATTTATGATATGGGAAAAAGAAAATATGCTGCTTTCTGTTCTTTCACAGAAGCTGTTTGGAATAAAGAAAATGATATTAAAGGAAATGGTCATCATTTTACAGAGCATGATATAAAAGAAGATTATGATTGGTTTGTGTTATTTTACTTATTCAGACTGTGTGGCTCAGGAATTAACTATAAACCTAAAACAAACAACTTATTTATGTCGTTCATAGGAACACATGGATTTGGTAATTTTTGGATAGTAAATTCAATTTTAAATCAAAAATATAATCATTTAGATTGGTTAGACGATTTAAAAAACATAGATAAACCATTTACTGATAATAAAGGTTATTTATTACCTCAATTCTCATTTGAAAATCAAAAATCAAATCATTTAAAAAAATTCATATTAGATTATTCCTTAGATTTAATTAATCATTTATATAATTTTTGTTTAATCAACAAAAGAGAAATTTTTGAAATAACTGACGAAGGAAACAAATGGCTTAATGAAAAAGGATTTAAAAAGCAAAATTTCGTATTAACAGCATTTGCAGCAGATTTATCAGAATATTTTCCAAAATATGTAGATCCAAAAAGCAGAGTTTATGCAGGAACAAATGCTACAAAATGTATTAAAGCAATTTTTCCAAAAACCAAAAAAGCAAGTGAATTTGATTATATAAATGATGTTTTGCAATGGCAATCAGAAAGGTATGATTTAAACCCAATAGATTGTGAAGATAGTAGAAATTGTGATCCTGTTAGATATTTTCAAGAATATCAATCTAAACATCATATAGAAAAAAATAACGGTGTTTTTATGAAAAACAACTCTATTTTAAAACAGCTTATTGGAGAAAAACAATATTATGAATTTTCAAACAATTTAAAATAATTTAAAAAATGGCACATAATAAACACATAATAGACCGAGTAAATAAAGATCTTGATGCTTTTAAAAATAGAGAATATTATTTAAACTTGACTAAAGATTTTAAATCATTATTACCAGATCCTATTATAATAGAACACGAAGGTGTTAAAGTAGTAAGGGAAGATTTAGTATTAAAAGGAGGAACTAAAACAAGAGCTGGAGAATTTCTAGTTTCTGAAGTTAAAAATGATACTTTAGTCTACGTTGTGCCTAGAGCAGGTCATGCTGGAGTAGCTATAATGGAATTAGCAAAGTTGTATAATAAAAAAGTAGTTTTCTTTATGCCAGCAAGTAAAGAAATATCTGATAATCAAGCAAGTATTATAGATATGGGACCTAATGAAGTTATTTTTGAAAGAATAGCCGCAATGCCTAATTTGAATTTATTAGCAAAAAAATATGCGGAAAAAAATGGATTTCAATTCCTTCCATTTGGATTAAATCATCCTAATACAATTGCAGGTTTTGTTAGAACTTGCGATAACTTACTAAAAAACCATGAAGAACCTCAAGAATTATGGTCTGCAGTTTCAACAGGAGTTTTAACTAGAGGATTACAAATAGGTTTTGAAAACACTGAAATGAAAGGCGTATGTGTAGCAAGAAATATGAAAGCTGGAGAATTAGGCAGAACTGAAATAATTTCAGAACCTCTACCTTTTCTGAAAAAAGAATCTAAAGATAATTTACCTGATTTTAATACAGTTTCTTTTTATGATGGAAAAGTATGGAAATATGTCCCTAAAAATACTGGTAAAAATATATGGTTTTGGAATGTTGCAGGAGAATTAAGTTTACCAGAAAATTTTGATAAAAGCAAGATTAATTCTTGGAAAGAATGGAATAAAAATAAATAAATTAAATTATTATGTTAAACTTATCATTTAAAAATGCTTCAGAAGCATTCTATACTTTGTATAAAGAAATTAATTCATCTGGAATTACTAGAGAAGATACTACAGCGTTGTTTAATATAGGCTTTTATATAGAAAACCCGCTTGATAATATTATCACTAGTGAAGCTAGAAAATGGAACCTTAAATATGCTGAATATGAATGGAATTGGTATTTAATAGGAAATCCTAATGCACGAGAAATTTCAGAAAGAGCTCCTATTTGGAAAAACCACATGGACGAACATGGAAACGTAGTATCAAATTATGGATTTCAATGGCAAAGAAACAATCAACTAGAAGAGATCATAAATAAGCTTAAAAAGGATCCAGCTACTAGACAAGCAGTAATAAGTATTTATGATGGAAAAGAGATAAGTTATTATAAAAAAGACACTCCATGTACTTTAAGTATTCATTTTCAAATAATAGAAGACAAACTATGCATGACTGTTAATATGAGAAGTAACGATTTATGGTATGGTTTTTGCAATGACCAATATTGCTTTTCAAAATTACAAGAGTTAATTTCAAATAAAATAAACAAAAAAGTTGGATGGTATTACCATTTCAGTTCTAACATGCATTTATATAATATTTTTTTAAATAAACAAATATGAAACTAAGTAATGAATTTGAGCCAATAAGAAAATGGGCTAAAGAAAAAGGAATTTTAGATAAAGGAGATGCTAAAACTCAATATTTAAAATTACAAGAAGAAGCAGGAGAATTAGCGAAAGCGTTATTGAAAAATGACGAACCAGAAATAATAGATGCTTTAGGAGATTGTGTAGTTGTATTAGTGAACTTAGCTGCTTTAAAAGGTTATAAATTAGAATTTTGCATAAATACTGCTTACGATGTTATATCTAAAAGAACAGGCAAAATGGAAAACGGTACATTTGTAAAAAACGTCTAATTTTTATTTAAACCTTTATGTTAGAATTGATTAATTTAAAAATTATATCAGATATTTTTGCTAAGCATAAAAAAGTATCTTCAAAAGCTAAAATATTGTATATAAATTGTTTAATGGGTCATTTTAAAGATTTAAAAGCAACTACAGAAAACTCAATGGAGTTTACTTTATTTATAATAAAAATAAAAAATTATAATATTTGGCAAAGATATTTTATTGAATTACATGAAGCAAAAATTATCAAAATTTACCCAGTAGCAAATTCCATTATTTTTACAAATTTATGGGGACAATTAATTGATAGAACTAAATTAGATTTATCAAAAACAATAAATGTTGAGAGCACGTTTAAGTTAGCTTCAGATTTAAAAGAACAAATTTTAGAAAACAAAAGTTTATATGATTTATGTGGAATGAAATATAAAATGACATCGTCTCAAGTTTCTATGAAAATAGAATTATTCTGTAAAGAACAAGACGCGGCGAACAAAAAATACAAAGATTTTGGTGAAGCATCCCAACATTTTAATTATTGGATAGCAAAAGGCGTAAATTCGCCTACACAAAATTTAGTTTCATCATCATCAAAAATTTTAGGATTAGATTAATAACCAAATAAAAACAAATCAGTATGAAAAAACAATGTTTAAAAAATCTTTTTGTAAAAAAAAGAAATGAATTAGTTGAAAAGTCCATTTTTGACAAACAAGTGAACGAGAGCAGAAAAACATTAGTTAAAGAAGCTATTTATGAGCGTTTTAAACATAATGAAACAATTCCTTTAGATTGGGTACTAGAGTATAACGAATTAATTCGTAAATCAAATTCTCAAAGTTTTAAAACTATAAATGTAGAATCTGTAGTAGAAGAAGTTATAACAGACTTCCCTAAAATAGATTTAGAAAATTGGAAAAATCTGACAGCATCAGATGTTACTACAATTGTAGAACAACCAATGCCATTAAAACGTCAAAAAGCTTTTAAACTTGTAGAATCAAAACAAAAAATGACAAAACAAAGATTGAGTCTTAAAGAATTTAATAAAGCATTTAGAAAAGTAATAAATTTAGTTTTAGAAGAAGGCTATACAATTACTAATGCTATTAAAAAGGCTGGTTTATCTTCTGGATCTTTTTATACTAAAATAACAGATAATCAAAGAAAGAGATTAAAATATGCAATGAAAAAATCAAGATCTACAAAATAAACAATAAACAATGGCAAAACATACGGAAAATCAGTTAGGAAAGGTTCCGCCTCAGTCATCAGATGTTGAAAACTTTGTATTAGGCACAATTTTAATTGATTCAAACGCAATGGATAAAGTTGCCAAAGAATTTACTTCTAATTTATTCTTTATTGATCAAAATAAAACCATTTCAGACGCTATAATTGATTTATATAGAGCAAACAAGCCTATTGACTTGATAACACTAATAAGTCAACTTAAAACAAACGAAAATTTAGAAAGAGCAGGAGGTGTAAGTTACATTTCCTCTCTTACTTCTAATGTTTTAGGAGTTTCAAATTTAGAATTTCATATAAAGATTTTACAAGAAGAGGCTTTGAGAAGAAGTTTAATTACAATAGGTCAACAAACTATAAAAAAATCTTTTGATTTATCAGAAGATATTTTTGATGTTTTTTCTGAAACTCAGTCTAAAATGGACAATGCTTTAAAAAATGTAATTAATTATGAAATAAAAGATGTAGGAACTATTCACGATGAAATAATTTTAGAAAGTTATAAAATACAAGATAGTGGTCAAAAATCAGGAGTTCCTAGCGGTTTAAAATTAATAGATAAATTAACAAACGGTTGGCAAAAAACAGATTTAATAATTCTAGCAGGTAGACCTTCAATGGGAAAAACAGCCGCCGCTATTTCTATGGCAATTTATCCTGCTGTTATAGAAAAAAGACCAATAGCTATTTTTTCTTTAGAAATGAGTAGTCAACAGCTTGTTTCAAGAATGCAATCATCATTTAGTGAAATAAACGTAGGTAAAATAGTAAAAAAACAATTAACTCACGATGAAATAACAAGAATTGACATTACATCTAAACCTTTAAAAGACGCGCCTATTTATATAGATGATACACCAAATATTTCACTTTTAGAATTGAAAGGAAAATGCAGAAAATTAGTAAAAGAAAAAGGCGTAGAGTTGATAATTATTGACTATTTACAATTAATGAAAAGCGGATTTAAAACACAAAGTAGAGAGCAAGAAATTGCAGAAATATCTAGAGGCTTAAAAATTTTAGCAAAAGAATTAAATTTACCTGTTATTGCATTAGCACAATTAAGCAGAAGTGTTGAAATGAGAGGTGGAGATAAAAAGCCTATGCTTTCAGATTTAAGAGAATCTGGACAAATAGAACAAGATGCTGATATGGTAGCATTTTGTTATAGACCTGAATATTATCAAATTGAACAATATGAAGTTGATGGAATAATTTTTGAATCAAAAGGTTTGTTTTTATTAATAATAGCAAAGAATAGAAATGGTGAATTAGGAGAAATACCATTAAGATTTTTGCACTCTCAAACAAAACTTGTTAATTTTAACGAAGATAATGTATTTTCTTCCGATAATAGTAGTACATTTGTACAACAAAAAGATATTGCATTAAAATCTTTTGTAAATCAATCTTCAGAAGAATTAGAAGAGTTTAATAAACAATTCTCAAACAATAACGAGGATGATGACGAACTTTTTAATCCATTTTAATTTTAAGAACATAAATAAGTATGAAAACAGACATCGTTACAAAAACATCACAATTTAATTTAGAGCAAAAAATAATCAATGATATTATAAAAATAGTAGCAAATCATTTTTCTTTTGAAGAAAATTTTTACAAAATAATATCTAGAGAAAAAAATTTAATACATGCTAAACATGTTACCATGTACTTAATCAAGAAAAACCATAAAATTACATTAGCAAAATTAGGCAGTTATTTTTCCTCACAAACAAAAGAAGGCTTAGATCATGCAACTGTTTTAAATGCTGTTAATAAAATTAAAGATTTTATGAGTATTGATAAATCAATAAAATCAGAAGTTAATTATTTGCAAAAATTAGTTGAGATTAAAATTAAAGAAAACAAAGAATGCCAATACGATAAAGATTATTATTATATTTCTTTAGATTCAATAACTTCAATGAAAATAAGAGAAGATGCGGCAATAATAACAACTGGATTAACACAAAATGAAATAAATTGTATAAAAAAAGCTGTAATAGGAATATTAGAAACTAGAGAGCACAAAAATACAAATTTATTTATTTTAGAACCTAAAAAACAAATTAACTAAACATGGAAGAAAAAGACATAACACCTAAAGATAAAAATGTAAAAAAGCAAAAAGAAAAATTACATTCTAATAAAATTAGAATTATTTTGGAAGAAATTGGAATGAGTCAACAAGAATTAGCAGACATTGCTTGTGATGGTTATGCTTCTAATTTATCAAGAATAATAAATGGCCAAAGAAGATGCATATCATTGCCTATAGCTATTAAAATATCAAGAGCATTAAACAGACCTGTTGAAGAAGTTTTTATTTATAAAAAAAATGAAAAGATTTAGAATTAAACAAAAAGTTGTTAATTTAGTATATAATATAATTTAACAAAAAAAAAATAAAAAAAAAATTATCTAATTGTACAAAATATAATATATTTGTTGAATTAAAAAATAATAAGAATGAATAAACCAAAAAAATACAAAAAAATATCAAAAGAAATTGAAGCTATTCAATTTACTGGTGATAATTATCAACAAGTAATATTATTTTTAGGGGCTTTTCCTCATAAATATATTTATTCAGAAAAAATGTTACTTATTCACACTTTAGAGGGTGATTTAATAGTTAGAATAGGGGATTATGTAATTAGAGGTATTTATGATGAATATTATCCAATTAAACCCGATATTTTTAGAGAATCTTACATGGAATTAAGCAATCAATAAACCAAAAAAATATGAAGTTAATTTTTAAGCCTTTTGTATGGTTTTTCAGTCTTTTTAAGCAGAAAAATACAAAAACATTATTTTCTGAATCTGTTTCAAGAGAAAACGAATCATTTGGAAAAGTTATTTTAGATGAGAAAAATGTACACCATGAAATTTACAATGATGTTATTGAAAATTCTGAAAGACCCGCTATTCCAAATAGTGAATTAGTAGTTAAAGCACCAAAAAACAAAAGAGGTTATAATATAGCTGAATTGAAAGGTTTGAACATTAGAATATTGGCAATCATTGGAGATAAAGAGTATAAATTAACACCAAAACAACTTTCTATTTATAAGACAGTTGAAGTCAACCCTTACAGCGAAAAATGGGAAATATCTGTACTTTATTGCAAAAGAGAGGGTAAAAGATTTAGAAAAAACCAAGCTAATATTTGCAATGCACCTCTTAAAGCTTTAATTGAGAAAAATTTAATTAGAAAAACACACGATAACAGATATGTTGTTACAGTTCCAAATTTATGCGGCAGAGATTATATACGTTATAGTAAACATGAAGTAACAATCAAATAAAATGAGCAAAGCAAGTGTTAAAAACAGAATTGAATGTTTGAAAAATTGGGCAATTACCTATGTTAAAATCAAACTAAAAGCAGAGGTCAAAAGAGAAGAATATTAATTTAATTATATGAGCAATTCAATTCAATGGATAGGTACAAATAGAAAAGAGATTTTTGATTTTTTACAAGACCATAAATCTTCTGATGACTATTTTGACACCTCAATTTTCTCAAATTTTTATATTAATCCATTTAGGGAAGAGGTAACAATAATTTATGATGAAGGAAAAACAATTCTTTCAGCTAAAATTTATGATTATCTTATAAAAGATGAAGTTACAAATAGAATAATTGTGCAACCAAGCCACAAAATTGAGATAGAAATTTCATTTTTAGTTGACCATGAGTTGTATGAAAGTGAGGAAATTCAAAAAGTAATTAATGATTGTGAAGATGGTACTTTTGCAAATCAATTAAAGGCAATGATTCCAATTAATAATATAAATATTAATATAAAAAAACATTTATGAGAGCACAAAAATTGGGTAAAATAGGATTATTTTTAAATCTTTTATTTTTTATCGGTTACAACTTTTATTTTGGGTGGAATTATACATCTGAATCAAATTTAGAAGCATTTTGTGATGACCTTTTTCAAAGCAATATTGCATTTTTCTTAATAGTTTATTTTTGGTCTTTGCCAAACCTATATACCAAGCTTTTAGAATATCATAAAATAAAATAATGTTAGAGTTCAAAACTCCAATTCCCGTTGTTGATGAACAAGGAAATGATGGTTATGCAATTTATGTTACCAATGGAGGCACATTTGAAAATGATATTTGGTGCGTAGTGTTATGTAATGGTGGAGAAATTAGGCATTATAAAAGCAATCAAATCAAAATTTATAACAATTTAACATTTAACATTAAAAAAAAATAAATATGAAAAATTATTTCCAAACAAAAGTGAAATACACAATACAAAAAGATGATGATACATTTAAAAAAGTAGTTAATCAGATATTAATTGAGTCAGATTCATTTACAATTACCGAAGCTATATTAACAAAACAATTGTCACAAATTGTAAAAGGTGATTTTAAAATAATGGAAATCAAGCGTTTTGACATTAATGAGATTTTTTACAATGATAAATCAAAAGATGACGAGCCGTTTTTCTTTTATATAAAAGCCAGATATATACCTTCGGCTCTAGACGATGAGAAAGTTAAACCTCAAACATTAAAATATTTAGTTCAAGGAAAAGATTTAGAACTTGCTACTAAATTTATAATTTCATTAAATCAAAATTTACCTAACTTTGAAATTATTTCATGTGTCATGTCACCCTTGGAAGATGTTATTTTAGCAAATGACTAGAATAAAAAAAAGTTTTGGAACTTGTCTCGTCAATAATGGACTAGAAACAATTATTGACGAGCAAGTTTATAAATTAGACAATACTAGAAAATATTATTTGTTTGATGTAATTCCTATGGGAGCGCCAAGAATGACTCAATCAGATAAATGGAAATTAAATCCTAATCATCCAGATCCTAATAAAAGACAAAGAGTCATTGTTACAAAATATTTTGAATTTAAGAACAATCTTTTGGCTCAAGCTAAACAACTTAATTTTGAAATTGGGGAAACTTTAGAAGCTTTATATCTTATTCCAATGCCTGATTCATGGAGCAATAAAAAAAAAGAAAAAATGAATGGTTTACCTTGTAAAGTAAAGCCAGATACAGACAATATTACAAAAGGAATTAAAGATACATTTAGTAAAAATGATTCAAATATTTGGAAGGAAAGTGCTGAAAAAAGATGGGCTTATAAAGGTTCTATTATAATCTTTAAATAAACTACTTTATTAGCCATTTATAATCAACATCCATCTCTTGAATATCGCTAAATCCAATCCTTTGAGATGCAATCATTGGATAAAATGAATATACATTTAATGTTTTTTGTAAATCACTATATATAGCATCCAATTGTTTTGTCGGATGTTTTAAGTTGTCTAAAATTATGTTGTATGCAGTATTTTTAATTCCAACGCAATGTGTACTAAATGTATGGTGTAATTTAGAAATTTTTTCATTAATAATTATTGGGGGTTCAATATTCATGTGTGTATTGTGATTTCCCCCAAAATAAATCATATCCCAATCATTAGGTAAAAATTTAAAATATTCAGATATATTATTTATTTCATCAGTAAATTCAACATCATCCTCCAAAATAAGAATTGATTTTAAACTTTCTTTTTTAGCTTTCTCAATTATTTTAATATTTGTTAATATTAAAGCAATTTCAGATTTATTTATATGGGTATTTTCTTGCTGTATTGTTTTACCATCAATTGCAGAAACCCTCTCAACTTCAATTAGATTAAACCTTTTAAACTCATTAATTGAATCTGACCATCTATCTATTCTACGGTCTAAATTCACGCAATATGTTTTATCAAAAAAATCTGTTAACTTCATAAATTAGTGTCTTACATTATAATACACTTCATCAGTAATAATCCAATTATCTGTTAGTTTAATTAATTTTGATAAAAAACCAAAATCATCACCATCTAAATCATTATCAAACAATAAATCATTAAATTTATTTTTATAACAGAAAGATATTCCAACTCTACCAAACACTAAATCTGTTCTATCAAATTCGGGTAAAATAAATCCATTTTCATATTTCATTCTCCATACAACTAAATCGTGTTTAGTGTATTTTTCAAATAATTTTTCCACATAGTTTGGGTGAATTGTATCATCATCATCTAAAAAACCAATCCATTCTGTATTACATAACTTTAGTCCTTCATTTCTTACTAAACCGCATACACCAATACCAGCTACATGATTATTAATCCCTTCAATACCCTTTTTTTCAGTTTTAATTGTTGTTATTCTTTCATCATCAAATTGCATACCATCTACTCCATCGTAAACAATAATACATTTCCAATTTGGGTTTGTTTGATTTTTTAATGATTCAATAGAATTAACAATTGTACTTCTATTTATTGAGGGTATAATAAAAGTTATAATATTTTCCATGTTTATTTTTTTTAAAAAAAAAGGAGCAATTAAGCCCCCTTTTTATTATTATAATTTAATTCTGTTTATTGGCAAATCAGTTAAACCATTTTGTTTGATAAAAGGTTTCCCTTCTAATGGATTGTTATATACTGTATTTACTGATAATTGTCCAAATGGTTTTGAATCATTTCCAATTGGTGCAATAGGAATTAAACCATTATTTTTTTTAAATGGATTTTCTTCTAAACCTCCCATTATACCACCCTCTTGTTTTGTAGCAAGTTTTTTCTTTTTTATTGCTTCAATGTTTTTATCAACATTTCTTACAATGCTTTCATTAATTGAAGCGTTTTTTTTCTTGTTGTACCATTTATACCCTAAAAAAGCTAAAACACCAACTCCAATGATACTTGCTATTACTATTGTTTGATTTTTCATAATTAAGATATTAAGTCTTTAAATTCTTTAGTTGCAACATCTAAAGCACCATCTTTACCCATTATTTTATGAATATATGTAGATGCGTTTGGGTGAACAACTTTTGAAAGTTCTAAAGGGGTTTTATATTGTTTGCTTCGTGCTTTTTTTCCATCATTACCACCGCCACCTCTATTATAAACTGTAATAATTCTGTCTAATCTAATTATATCTCCATCTTTGCCCCATTCTACATCATCTTTTTTCCCACCATAAATAGAATCTGCATATTGACCTACATAAATAGAGCCAATTAATATATTTAATTCGGGGTCAAGTTGCTGTTCTGCTGTAATTGGTGCAAAATTTCCTTGAGCATCCCATTTAACACCTTTTCTTTTAAGAATTTCTTTTTCTTTTTCAGACATTCTACCCATTTTAAACTCTGTTGACAAATACTTGTCAGCATATCCTTTTCTTCTGTCCCATTGCGTTAGTCCCGCTGTTGACCTCCATGGAGAAGGCGACATAGATTCCCCCGCATTTGCTTTTGGATTCAATCCACTTTCTACAATAGCAAATGCCATTAATAAAGATACGGGTATTTTACTTGTTTCACTAGCTTGTTTGAAAAAATTTCCATATTTTGCCAAGCCATCTTTATACATTTTAACCATATTATCTCTTCTTCCCCATCCCGAAGGAAGTTTTAATCCCGCTTGAGGAATTAGTACTGTACTTGTAGCCATAATTAATCTGCTCTTTGAATTAATATTTTACGGGTATCTTTCTCTTTGTTACCCGATAACAATTTTTTTCCTGTGTACCATTTATAGCCAAAGAAAGCTAAAATTCCTCCAACTATAATAGACCCAAGAACAATTTCTTTTCTAGTTTTAAACATAATTTTTCATTATAATGAAAAACAAAATTACAAAAAATATTGATTAATAGTTCATTATGTCAATATTTTTTATATAAAGTAACAATTGTTAATTTATACAAATATTATTTTTTTTTTGTAATTTAAAGTATTATTTTTCATATATTTGTAATGTTTTTATATATCAAAAATGAGAAACACTGAAACAAATAACGGAAAAAAAGGCGGATTATTAAAAGGTAAACCGCATTATGATAAAAATGGAAATTCAATAGGTGGTATAAAAGCCATTGTTGTAGATACAAATAAACCAGTTGAACTAGAAGGTGGAGAAGTTATAATTAACAAAGAGGCTTCTAAAAAATATTGGAAAGAATTATCAAAAATTAATCAATCTGCAGGAAATGGGGTTCCAATTTTACCACCAAACGAATACGATGAAGACCCTTCTGAATATAAAGATGGTGGTAATATAATTGATTTTAACCCAAATCATGTACCAAGCAAAAGAATTATAAATTATGCAAAAAATATAAAACAAAAATATCCAAAAATTTGGGATTTAGGTGGCAATATTTTTGGCAATGAAGCATTTGTTAACCTTGAAAGAGTATCTAATAGAGGATATTGGCTTGATAGTGAAGAATGGATGTATATTAAATGGAGGTCATACGTTGCAAGACATCAACATGATTTTAGAATTGAAGGGGTAATTGCAATGCTAAAATGGGCAGATAATGTTAATAAAGGTTGGGCTTACATGAAGGATTTGATTGAAGCTAAAATTGAAAAACAAGGTTGGAAAACAAATAAAACAATCCGCATGAAACAAGGTGGTAATGTTAAAAGTTACTCTTTTGTTGAAAGCACAACTACTGATGGTAAAAAAATCTTTAAAATATTTGATTTTGTACCAACTCACAAAGAAGTTTTTGATTACTACAAAAATAGCAAACAGCAAAACAAAGAGGGTGTTGAAATAGTTGATTCAAATATTAAAATTGAAACATTTACTAATTTTGATAGTGCGGAATTTTTAAAACAAGCTAATAAAGTTGCAATAAAGGAATTTAATTCTTCAATTGATTTTAATAAAAGTGATTTAATGTTTAAGTTTGACAAAATTAATTTACAAGTTTATCCATTTGATGCAAAACTTAAAGATGCTACTGATGTAAAGATTTCTGTTATTGATGGTGTTATTTTTATGAAAACAACTCATAATAAAACAACCCGCTTGAAACAAGGTGGTGAAGTAAAATTACTTGCCCCAAATGGTGGTAAAGTAGGTGATTGTCTTGATTACATTAAAAATTCAGAATCAATAAAGAATAATGGATATTATCTACATTTTAATAATTTGAATAATTATGTTGATTCAAATAGCGTAAATATCCCGAAAATAAATTCTTTATGTTTGATTACTTTTAATGATGATAATCAAAAGAATTTGAAAGCAGTTGACACAATAAACTCTATATTATTAGCATCAGAAATTGCAAAACTATTAAATATTGATATTGAAATGGCAAGGATAATTGTTTATGAACAAACAACACAATCAAAACCATTCACAATGGATATGTTAGATGGTATTAAAAATGAAAACATAATTGTTGCTGATAAAGATACAATCGTATGTACTAATTTATCAATGCAATATGATAAAGGTGGAGAAATTGAACAATATAAGGAACAAGGTATTTTAGAGATGAATATTTATCCTACAAATTCAGAACACGCAAAAGAATATGGTATTAATGCTCAAAATCCATTGTACATTCAAAATCTTACAGTAAAAGAAAGTGATAGACTAAAAAATCTTAATGAATATGCAAAAAATAATGGACATGATGTTATTTTTGGTCATATAATTCAAAAGGCTAAATCTTCTAAAGAAAAGCAAAAATCTTTTCTTAGTGATGTTGAAATGATAAAAAATTGTCTTCACAATAATGGATATTCCATAAATCAAGATAACAATGATTTTCATAAGGTCTTAACTGACAAACAAGATTCTGTAACCATGGATATTCCATTGCTTATTAGAACACTTGAGTTAGCAAGAGAGGATGTAAAATCTGACGCTGAATTGCACTATGTTGTTGAAAATTTATTAAAATTGAAAAACAAAAAAGTTTTAACAATGGATGATTATGAATACATTGTTAATGTTAAATCAAAACATATTTCAAAAATGGAAGATGGAGGAAACATTAACAACGATTATAAAGTTGGTGATTCTGGTTTTTATGGCGCTAAAATTAAAGAAAATGTTACAATTACAAAAATTTCGCCAAAAATTATAACATTCATAACTGATTCTGGAGAAACAAAAAAATATTATACTGCTATATTTGAAAAATTCTTCAAATCTAATAAACTAACCACAGAACCTATTAGTGTTAAAAGTGTAGTTCAAAAATCTATTTCAACTCCTGTTGTTTCTAAAAAACAACTAAAAAAGAAAATTGATATTGCTAAAGTAGATTTTGTAACATTATATGATCAATATTTAATAAATTCAACTATTGATTACAAAGTATTTGATACAAATTCAATAATTGAAAATCAAGTAAATAAATTAAACAAATTATTATCATGATAAGCGAAAAGTTAGAAAAATATTATGATTTAAAAACAAGTTTATCATTTTTATTAAGTCCTTATTCAATTGATATTGACAAAAATAAAAAAGATATGGATATTAATAAACTAGTTTTAGAAATTGAAAAGCTTCAAATAGATGTTGATGATGAATTAACAGATTTAAACCCTGAGCTTTTAAAGATAAATAATGATTTATTAGAATTAAATTCGTTAAGAACAATTTTATCAAAAGATTCAGTTGATTCTATGCAAAAAATAGATAATATGGTTTTAGAATCATTAAAAATAAAAAGTAATATTTTAGATTATAATCCTAAACTATATTTTGATCAGTATTTTTACATTAACGCTTTAAGTCAAAATTATATTTCAAACGATGGAGTAATGATTAAGAATGAAAATTTTAATCGTTGGTTTGGAAATAGTGTTGTTAAAGAAAATAATGAGCCTTTAATAGTTTATCATGGAACTGGATCTACTGATTTTACTAGATTTAATTTTGATTTATTCCCAGGAATGTATTTTGCAGAAAAAAAATCATATTCAGAATGGTTTAAAGACCAAAAAGGTAAAACTGATGGTATTTTATTTGAATGCTATTTAAGAATTACAAATCCTATTGATCTAAGAATATTTAAAACTGATTTAGTAAAGTATGACGAGTTTGTAGGCTATATAGAATTAATGTATGGATATAGATTGCCAGAAAACGAAATGTTAAAAGCTGCGTCAAAAAGTAAAGGTGGAATGTGGGCATGGTGTTATTTAAGAGGTGGAGTAGATTGGTTGAATTTTATTAAAAAAGATGGTAAATTTGATGGTATTAAATTTTTTGAAAATAATCCAAGCCATTTAGACAGCAAAGGAATAGAAACTTCTACGCCTGCATGGATGGTGTTTAATTCAAATCAAATTAAATTAGCTAAAAATAATAGCATTTATAGTTTAAACTCAGAAGATATAAGAATGAAAAAAGGAGGTAAATTATGATTATAAAGGCACAAGACATTAGGCTGTATATTACTAAAAGTAATTTTGGAGAATTAACAATTATTGAAAATATAAAATTGCATATTCCTACAGGAGTATTTTTCTCTTATAATGAAAACTATAAAACTAAAGAATATTTGTATTTAAAAGTTGGTCAAATCTCTGAATCAGGAGAAATTGAATCTGCTAAAAGTTTTGATGGTTTTAATATGAAAAGCTTTTTTGAAGCAGTTGATTATTTTGAAGAATTAATTAACGAAAGAATGCCTCAAGAAAAACCTGAGCAACCAATTTATTCATATTTCTATTTTATTAAATCCAAAGATAGTTTTGTTAAATTTGTTAATGGCTCAGAAGATTTAATTATTGACAGAGAAGATTTGGAAAAAATGTTTACTCCTCCATTAAAAAAACCTTATGGAAGATTAGATGGAACAGCAGTAGAAAAAGAAAAGTATGAAGTTATAAAATCTAAGTTTGCTTTAAATTTTGATGAAATTAAAACAAATGAATTTTTAGAAGAAAATAATCTAAGTACAGGAGATGTTTACGTATATGAAATGACTGCTTATCAAAACTCTGAAGAAAACGGTGAACCAACTCCAAAAGGAGTCAATGATGATTCTATGTCTATAGATCAAATTGAAGGTGAAGAACCTCAAAACATGGAAGGCAGTGATAAAGAAATGCCAGATTCTGATTCTAAAGATGAAGATTCAAATGATGCTGATTCTAAAAACAATGATAAAAATGATTCTCAACAAGAATCAGATGAATCAGACTCAGAACAAGAATTAAACGAAAGAGATGCCGATGATAATTTAGATCAATCATTAGAAGGAAATTCTGATGAAACATCTTCAGAAATATCTGATAAAGATAATAAAGATAATGATCAAAACCCTGAAAATGGTACTCAATCAAATCAATCTGATGAAGATATTACAAACTCTTCGTCTGAAAAGTCAGAAGAAGAACTAAATGCTATAGAGAAAGTAGGAAAATTTTTAAACTCTGATGATTTAGTATATGATTTAAAAACAAAAACAAAAGTTTTATCTTTATTAAACACTTATAGCATCGAAGATTTAAACCCATTAATTAAATCTTTTAACTTAAATAATGAAACAAACAAAGGAGAATTATTTGTTTACATATCTGAAAATATTGATAAATTTTTCTAAAATATAAATTGCTTAATTATAAAAACAAAATGACAAAAGAAACAATAGAAAATTTAATAGCTTCTACTAATAATCCTGAAGTTATAGCAATGGCAAAAGCTGAATTGCAAAAAATTGAATTACAAGAAAAAGCTGCTGAAGGTGATGATTTGTCTAAAGCATTGTTAGGCTTAAAAGATGTTGTAGACTCGTTTAAAATGAGCTCTACTAGTACAAAAAGCGGCTTAAGCTCTATAAGTAAAGAAGAAGTTGAAGATATGCTAAAAAATTATTTAGCTAAATCTAAAATTTCTTATGATGATTTGGATAGTGAGTTAAAAACTAAATTAGCTGGTCAAGTTAAAATACAATTAGCTTTAACAACTCCAACATCTTCTACACTTATTAAATCGGCTACTTTATTAGATGCATTTGAAAGACCATTGTTTCAAAAGGTATTATCAGACTGGAAAGCTAGAAATAACGTTTATTTATTCGGCGGTGCAGGAACTGGTAAAACATATCTAGCAAGACAAATTTCAAGTTTTTTAGGTTATAAATTTATTATAATTAACTGTAACCAATATACTTCTCCTTTAGATATTACAGGAGGTCAAACAACTGAAGGCTATCAAAAAGGTAAACTAGAAATGGCATGGGCTAATGAAGACGAAAATGGAAATAAGTTTAATGGAGCAGTTTTATGTCTTGATGAATTACCAAAAATTGATCCAAATACTGCAGGTATTTTAAATGAAGCATTAGCTAGTGTAAAAGATTTTCAAGGCTCTGAGCCACCAACGATCATGAATGGTAGAGGCGAAGTTATAAAAATGGGTAATATTTTTGTTATTGCAACAGGAAACACTAAATTAAACGAAACAAACGTAGAATACGAAGCAAATTTTAAACAAGATTTATCTTTGCAAGATAGGTTTAGCGGATCTACTTACGAAGTTTCTGTTGATTACGCAAACGAATTTAATGTAATTATGAATGGTTTTGCATTTATTTGGATTTATATGACTAAATTAAGAGAATTAATATTAAAAGAGAGATTAACTCCTTTTGCTTTTGTATCAATTCGTATCATGCAATCAATGAGAGACACTTACATAGTATATAGAGATGCAGAAAAACAAAAAGTTAATAATGAATTATCTTTAATAACGCCTAAAACATTAAAAAATGCTTTGGATTCATTCTTAAATTTATTTAAACCTAACCAAATAGAATTATTAAAAAAAGATTCTAATTATGATGAGTTTATAAATATTATTGAGCAAAAAAACGCTTTACCTTTAGACAAATTAAACACGCCTAATGAAATTAAAGAAGCGCAACAAATGATTCAAACAAATGAAGAAAATAATGCTAAAAAAATAGCTTAAAATGGCTCAAGTAACTAAAAAAACAGATGATTTTGCTAATAAAAAATATTATTTTGCTTCATTTGAAAGCAAATATGATTTTGAAAATGCTGGCAAGTCAGCGTATGCTAAATTAAAAGCGTCTTCTCCTAAAAATAAAATAATTAATTATTGGGAAAACGCAGAGATTGATCCTGATTTTGTTGGTTCGTCTGATAAAAAAGAATTAGAAGAAGGTAATTTTATAGAATATATAAATAGACCTGCTTTAGATACAACTTTAGAATCATTTGATGAATTATTTTCAAAAATTGATATGGGAGGCGCATTTGAAAAATCAAGAATAATTATAACAGAAGATAAAAGAGGTATTTTTGATTTTAGTTTAGCAAGTAAAGGTTTGTATAGGCCTCAGGAATATTTTTCTCAAGAATTAGCTGATGATTTGCCTTACGAGTTCCCTATGTTTTATAGTGGTTTAGTACCTTTTGATAATGTTTATATTGATAAAATGAATCAATTTTGGTATACATCAAAAGACAATTCAAAAACTTATTCATTAACTAAACAACAAGATGGTACAAGAGCGATTGAATTAAAGATACCTAATGCTCGGTTAAAGTTTCGTACAAAAACAAAAAAAGCTTATGTAATGTTTCAGAAAAAAGGCGGCAAAGCAAAATTTTGTGATCTTTATGTTGGAATAGGAGGATTAGCAGGTTTAACTTATGAAGGTATGTTAGCTAAAGTTTTGCCATTGTTATTAGTAGCAAGATATTTAGAAACAGGAGGCATAAAAACAAGGATTAATGCTATGCGAGTATATGAAGACGACGATGAAATTTATTGCTTTACATATCCGATTAAAAATTTTGGAGAAGATTTAGATTTTAATTGGATTGCAATAAATACTGCAGACCCTAGATGGTTTAGATGGAACATTTGGAAATATTTAGCCGCAATAAGTAAAGAGAGATTTAATACTTCAACTTTAGGATATGGAAGAACTTTGTATGGAGGTCCTGAGCTAATTGAAACATTTAATAGATTTAAAAACTGGAAATTAGAAGAAACAGAAAAAGGTAAATTTCAAGATTTAGGTATTGATTATAATTTAATGATAACAGGCGGGTTAAAAAGCCCTACTAATAGTATATCAGATCAAAAAACAGAAATTGAAGAAGAATTTTTTAGAATTTTAGATGTTGTTGATTTTCAATTTAACGATGCAAAAAAAGCAGCTAAAAGAACTTATGACAGATTAGATGAAAAAGGTTATACTAATTCTAGTGCAAAAGAACAAATCATAAAATCATTAAGTAATGCATATTCATACCCACAAAAAGGTTCTTATGCAACTCCTAGTAAAAGACAAGATAAGATTTCAGAAGATTTTAACAAAGCTTTTGATGGTACTGTTGAATTTTTTAATACATTAAATTAATTATTATGAAAATAAAAGAATGTAATTTTAGTAAAAAACAATTTTTAGCAATTTATGAGTTTCTTTCAATGGTAAACGAAACTAATAATAGTTTATCTTCAAATTATAAAATTGATGGCTTACAGTATTTTAAAGATAAAAATAATGTTTTTTATGCTTCATATTGTCTTAGTGGTTATGGTAATTTTGGATTTAATACATCTTTAAAATATATTGAAATTGACAATGAAGGTCAAAATATTGATTTAACTAAAATATATGATAATATTTCAGACATTGCAAGAAGATTTGAAAGGTATGAAGAAATAACGCTATAAGTATGTTAGAAAATAAAAATAAAACATTTAATGATTTTTTAGTTTTAAATCAATCATTAATAACAAATATGGAGAGTCAATCTCCTGAAATTAAAAGTGCATTTGATTTAGTTTTACAACAAATTAAAGCAAAGTTTGATATTCAAGATTTAGTAATAACTCGCGGCAAATATTTTTTTAAAGTAGGTGACAAAGTAAATATACCAAAAAAAAATAGTTTACGTCCTGGACTTAATTTAATGGAATTTATTTCCTTAAGAAAAGCAAAAGAGGAAAACCAAGATTATTTAATTATACAAAAAATCGAAGAAGACGGACACTTTACTTTAGCACAAAGATTTGATGGTATTTATTCATCTACTTTTGCATTAGAAGATTTAGTGCCTTATACAGAATTTAAAGTAGGTGACAAAGTAAAAATACCATTAACTAAATCTACAGGTGTTAGATTATCATCGAGTGACTATGTTAAAAAAGCTAAAGAATTAAAACAAAATTTTTTATATGTAAATGCAATAACAAAATTTGAAGAAAAACAAACCTATGTTTTAAATTTTGAACTTGATAGTTTTTCAAATGGAGATTCTTTTTTATATGAAGATTTAGTGCCTTATGAAGAGTTTAAAATAGGTGACAAAGTAAAAATCCCAACAATTAATACTTTATTAGGCACTCCTATAGAACAGCTTCGGGCAGTTATGGAAGCTAAAAATTTATCTCAAGACTATTTAGTTATCGTAAAAATGCCAGATGGATATGTTTCTTTAGCCCCATCGATTGATAGCTCTGCTGTAACTGCATTTGCATTAGAAGATTTAGTTCCTTATGAAGATCAAAGCCAAACAATTACTAATGAAATAAAATTGTATACAATTAATAATAAAGTAGAAATTCCACAAGAGATAGTTGATAAAATGTTAGAATATCAGCTAGAACAAACAGGAAAACAAGATATTAATGTTTTTGTAACAAATATTACTTCAGATAGAAGTAGTGGCGGTTTTTCATGGGGATTAACAAAAGATGATACAGATTTTTGGCTAGATATTTTAAAATATGATAAGTTTGATGAGTTTTACAAAAAATATCCAAAAACAACTTCATCTTCACCAATAACATCTTCACAAGCATCAACTGTTAAAAAACCATGGAATCCAACTGATTTGGTAGGTAAAACTTTAGAATTAAATGGAATGGAGTTTTATGTTAAAAAGCTAGTTAGAAACAATCCTAAAAATAAAAAGTATGAGCTTTTAAACGTTAAAACACAAAACACTGTGGAATATAATATTTCAATGAGTATTGTTGAAAAATGGTTAGACGGTTTAAAATACCGTGGAGGAAAAATAATTGATCCTATAGTTGTAGCACAAAACACATCAAAAGTAACAACTTTAAACATTGGTGATAAAGTTAGAATCCCTTTAACAAAGTCAGACGGAAGCCCTATTGAAGAAAGTCAAGTAATTAAAAGAGCAAAAGAAAAAAACCAAGATTTTTTATATATAATAAAAATAGTTCCAGAAGACGAAATATTTTTGTTAAATGATAATATTACTGGAATCTCTGGTGACTACTTTAAATTTTCAGACGTTATAGAACATCAATCTTCAATAATTCCTAAAACAAAAATAATAGGAGATTATTCAACATATAGCCAAGAAGATTTAGCAAAAGAAAAATTATATCTTTCAGATGCTTTACAGTATTTTGATGAAACAGATCCTGAAATAAAAGAGATACAAAACAAACTAGAAATTTTAAACGTATTTATTGATTAAAATTAATAATTTTATAAAAAAAACAAAATGGAAAAAGAAACCGAAAGAATAAGTAAATTGCTTGCAATAGTTGAAAGACAAATCCAAGAATCTAAAGCTAGTGGTAATAATGCAGCTTTAGATATTTTACGAAAAAAAGAAGCTAGACTAAAAGATGAATTAAAAGGCACTAAAATGTCTACTAATATGTTGGCAAAAAATCTTTTATTACAAAGAAAAAACATTAAAGCTTTGTCTAAAATAGATTTTAATGATTTGATTAGAAGACTATCAAAAAGACCAGAATATGCTTTTTTAAAATCTATGCCAAAAACAACTATAAAAAATGATATTGAAAGACCAGCAAAGCCTGTTGGTTGGAGATTTAAAGGTAGAGGTAATTATGATAAACCAACAGCAAGGCAAATTGTTTCAGGTAAAAAGAGTGGCGCAGTTTATAATGAAAAAAGACCATTACGTTCTGATGTTTCTCAAGTAGTTAAATTAAAAGAAGGTGGTAAGATTAAAACTAAAAAAGGAGATATTGGTAAGAGTGGCACTCAGTATGGATATACTTTAAAAGAATGGGAAGATAATGCGCAGAAAATAGGTTTATTAGTTTCACCTACGCAATATTGGAAAAACGAAGAAGGTAAAAAATATACAGATAACTTTGGAAGATCAAAAACATTAGGACAACATTCTTCAGATAAAGATCAAGAAATGATTGCTTATGCATATAGAATAGCTATTGGTTTAGATTTAGGTAGTAATAAAATTCCTGCAAGCGCCAAAAAATATGTACAAGATAATAATCTAGCTAAATATGCTAATGGTGGTAACATGAAAAAACCAGCAATCAAAACAGTACTTGAAGTTTTATATGATACCGATAACTGGGGTCCAGATATGCAAAACCAAGCCTACAAAAAAGGAAATAATTTAATTTATTTAGATAGTTTTTATTATGGAGAAGAAAAAGCTCTTAAAAATTTAATCTCAGAATGGTCTAAAGATGGACACTTTTATGATTATTTCATGAAAGAATACTCTATTGAACCTACTATCATTTCAAGTTTTAGTGAAATAAAAGCTACAGGTAAGCATAAAAAATTCACTGACAACGGTATAGTTGGTGTAGAATTATCTTTTAAAAACATTGAAAAAATGGAATATGGTGGCACAAGTAATAATGATGATGAGTTCTTTGCTTACTGGAACAATTACAATGATGGTTATGGGCCAGGAGCTGGAAAGAATTTTGATTTAGATGATGCAATAGAAGATGCAGTTGAAGACTGGAATAACGAAAATGAGCTAGGCTCTGAAAATGAAGTATCAGAACAGGACAAAAAAGATTTAAAAATCTTTGCAAAGAGATTTTTTGACATGGAAGATTGGATTTCTGAAAATGTTCTTCAAGCAATGATAGCTAGTCAAGAATATACATTGGCGAAGCAGAAAGTTACAAAAGCACCAAAAACATCAACTCCTGTTACAACTTGGAACAAAAATGATTTGCAAAGTTGGAATAAATATCTATTTAAAATCACAGATTTCCCAATAAATTCATTGATTGAGTTTGAAAATGGTGAGATTTGGAAAGTGGTAAAACCTAATAATTCTATAAAGCCAAACGAGATTTCTATTAAACCATACAATAAAGTAGCTAAAGATAAATATATAAGTTTAGCAATAGATGTGAGTATAAGTTTTTTAAATAAAACCGTGAAATATATTACTAGAGAAGGAGGCTATTTTAGAATTGATGAAAAATTAATTGGCAATGAATTATATATTGTAAAACAATCCATAAACTCTTTATATGATTCTTTAAATTCTGGAAACGATATTGATCCTAATGTTTTAGATGGAATTATTGAAAAATTAAATTTCATTAAATCAAATATAAAACAATATTTTTCAAATGGCGGAAACATAGGTCAAACAATTGAATTTATTGATTGGAAAGGGAATGTAAGAAATGGAACTATTACAGAAAAATTAAAAAGAGGTTATGAAGTTATGACACCTGATGGAATAGCTTTAGTAGAAGAATCTGAAATTTTAAAAGATGGAGGATATATTAATAAAAGTTCTGTTATTGGCAATTATAAAGAAGATGAAATAGTAGGTTCTTATTATGAGCTTGAAGGTGATAATTTAGATAAAATGTTTAGTGCTATTAGGTTTCTTCAATCAGAAGATGGTCAAGAAGAATTAGAAAAAGAATTAAAGACTAAATCTTCAGTTGATTTTAAGTCTTTTAAACCATTTGCTCATCCAAAAGGACGTGGTTTATTTTCTGTTCCAGTAGATTTTTCACCAAAATTTAGATCTAATAAATTCGCTGAAGATATTATAGAAGCGGCTAATAAAGTACTTGTAGATAATGGATATTCTAAAAAAATAAAATTCTTAAAATAATGGATAATACTCAAAAAGAAAATTTAGAAATGGTGTTGAGTCAAGTAAAATCGGCTCAACACCACGCTGATGAATTATCACAAATAGTAAAAAGTAAGCCAAATATTGAGGCATGGGTAGTAGCTAAAATGCAACGTGCATCAACTGATTTATCTGATATAACACACTATTTAGATGGACTAAAAATGGAACAAGGAGGTAATATAACCAAATCTTATATTGAAAAAGAAATGGATATGGTTAATTCTGAATTATATCATGTAAAAAGCCAATTGGAAAATTCAAATTTATCAGAAGCGGATAAATTAATGCTAAAATCAAGATTTAATTTATTGACTGATAAAAAAGAAAGATTAGAAATGCGTAGTAATTTCAATTCTCAAGTATTTCCTTCAAATCCTAGTTTTAACAAATATTCAGATGGAGGCAATATTTTTAGAAACCAAGCGGTTGACTTTAGTAAAAAGGGAATCAAAGCTAAAATGGAAGATAAAGTAAGGATTGCTAAAATGGCAGTTCAGAAATGGCCAACTAGTGGTTATGAAACTCAACTTGCAAAAGCCGAAGAAATCTTAAAATCTGGTAAGTTACCAAGTTGGGAAACTCCACATAAACCGCAGGGAGATGATAAACAAGCAGACTATGATATTTTTATGGGTAATAATGTAGTTGCATTGGCTAAAGAAGTAGCTAAAGTTATCAAAAAGTATAAGAAACACGAAGTTGAACAGAGCTCAACTGGAGCTGCTGCTGGATGGTCTGGTACAATGAGATCTACTGTAAGCGGTGATATTATAGGTAGAGCTAACTTTAACCCAGGAGGAAGAAGAAGCTACTTAATTGCAGTTACAGTTGGAAGTGGTATCGATTCTTCTGTTAAAAACAAAATGTTTCAAGAATTATACGAACTTTTCTTTGTATTAGATCAATATAACTCAAGTGATGGCGGTGTTGCTTTTAATACAGAAAGTGGTAGTAATTACTCAACGATCGGTTTAACTAATGAGCTATATAGTTTTAATTCTGTTACTGCAGAGAATTTAAGAAAAATAATGAACGATTAACATGAAACATGCGAACTTATTTGAAGAATAAAAAATCATAAATAAATTAGTATATTTGTAAAAAAAAAATAGTTATGGAATTATTGTATGTAAAATCAATGGAGCAAAACAACTTAACTTATGATGAGTTGCCAGCTGATGCAAAAATAGGTATTGATCAAATAAATGATATACTTAAATCTAAACGTATGTTAGAGAAAGTAGGTAAATCATTGACCCAAAAAGCTTTAGCTAAAATAAAGGCTCATGACAAATGGGTTCATTATGAAATTTTAGATTTTGTACATGATACCGATAACAATGAAGATGAAGCACCTGATTTAGATGAAGTTGAAGACGAAATTGATAAAAAGTTAAATGATGACAACAAAGAAGATATGGTAGATGAGACTCAAAATGATGAAACAACCAAAAAAGGTTTAATTATTGAGCAAGAATTAGAGTCTATGTATACTAATGGTCATTTATCATGTAATATTGAAGAAATTAAAAATTTAGCTCCAGTTACCTATAATCTTTTATTTGACACATATAATGAAGGAGAAGAAAATGGTGTTGTTACATCAAAATTCTCATTAATTGAAAATAACAAAAAATTTATATTAAAACAAAAATAATATGGTATCACATTTTAATACAGCAATGATGTCTGCTAAAGGCGGAAAAATTGCAGGAAGCAAAGGCTCTGCTAAAGGATTACTTACAATTGCTATTTTAGCAGTAGTAGGATATTTTGCCTTTAAATATTTCAAGAAAAATAATGTTAAAACTAGTCAAATAGCACCAGAAGATGAATATTGATTTATTACAAGAGCAAAAGATTCAAAAACTTGCTACTTGGATGATTGTTATAGGAGGCGTCGTTGGTGTTTTAGTTTACTTAAATCAACGTAAGCACAATCAAGTAGAAAGAGAGTTGTTTTCTTTGGACAAAGAGATTAAAACATTGCAGTTAAGCAAGTTGAAGAACGGAAATTAATTTTTTTTTGTTAATTTTTGTTAAAATATTTTTTTAATTAAAAATCAATTGTATATTTGTACAACATTTAAAATTAATAAGTATGAGAACAACTTCATTTGAAACAAAAATTAAAAGTGTTTTAGAACATTTTAAAGCTAATGGTAAAATAACATCTTGGGATGCTATAAATCTTTACCGTGCAACTAGGCTATCTGCGATCGTTTTCGTGTTGAAAAAAAGAGGTCATGAAATACATTCCCACATGGAATATGATACAAACACTAAATCAAGATGGGCAGTATATACATATAGCAAACCAATGCCATTGAATACATCTTTTTAATAATACAACATTTTAACAATGTAAAGAAGGGTTAATATTAATCCTTCTTTTTTTATAAAAAAAGCCCAATAATTAATTGAGCTTATTATATAAGACAAAGAGATAAGTCAATATTCTTTGTGTATATCAAGTATATTCGCTGTAGTATACCATCTGTCAAATTTTTTCCTTGAATTAATATAAAATCTGACAGAAACTTTTTGATCAATAGCTATAATATCTTTAAATTTTTCGTAATGATTTGTTTTCATAACGAAATTACAAAATCTATTATTATCATGGCCTACCTTTAAAGTGATATTACAAAAATCATCTGCCAAATTAATTTCATTTATATTTCCTTTAACTTGGTTAAAATATATTTGTTTATCGTTTTTAATAATTGCTTCTTCCATAATTAGATTTTCATGCTTTTTTTATCAAAAATAACAATTCATTTTTAAATAAAAGACATAATAATTTTTGTTTTTGATTCATTGTACATATTTTTTATTTATTTTTGTACATTATGTCTAGAATATGAGTGAAACAAAAGATTTAGAATTATTATTGAAAAACATGCAAAAAGGCTTAAAGTTCTTTTCTATTAAAGAATTAAGTGATGCAATATTTTCATTTTTAAAATCCAAAGAAGAAAAATCAACTGAAATAAATTTAATTTTAAATATTGTACAAAATGAATTTAGTATTTCTTTAAATAAATTAAAAAGCAATGGTAGAGGAGAAATAATCGACGCAAAACAATTAGCATACTGTTTACTTCACTACGATTTAGGCCTTTCCGTAAGATACATTTCTTCTAAAGTATTTGATAATTGGCCAAATTCTGTTTTTAATGGTATAAAAAGATTAAAAAATATTGATCTAAATTTAAAGCCTGACAAGCTTTTTTTTGAAAAATATAAATTAATGCAAAATAAGTATGTAGAACAACTAAATTCATAAATAAATGATAAATGTTTACAATAAAAGAGGCAAAAGAAATTATAAAGAAGCAAAATTAATCAAAGAATTGCAACCTATAATTGATAAAAAAATTAATGAAAATCCTGATTTAATAAATCAGTTTTCACCAGCTAATAATTTTGATGAGTTAAAGAGATTACACCAAACTTATGTCAGCGAAGATGTAGATTTTGAAGAAATAAATGAAGATAAAAGTAATATGGCAACAGACAAAAATGTGATTGAAGACGAAAAAATTGTAAATAATGATTCTTTTTATGAAGATGAAGTAGAAAATACATTTATCGACCCTTTCAATCGTGAAGAGCCAATAGTTAGAGATTATGTAACTGATGGCGGAATGGAAGAAGATACTGCAGCAAATAGAGAACCTAATAGAACTCAATTTGACGAGCCTGTTTCTTGGAGTGAAGCTTTTGAATTACCTGCTGATGAAGAAAGCCAAGATATAGCAACTAATTCTCAACCAAAAACACAAAACCAAAAACAACAAAATCCAAAGCCAGAACCTAAAGAGCCTTTAAACCCTAGCTTTGACGATATGAGTAGCGGTAAAAAGCGTAGAAGCACAAAGAAATTTGCTACATATATTGTTGAAACTGTATGTATGCTAGCAGAAAAAGGATTTGTTTGGTATGCTAATAAAGACATAAATGAGTCTAAACTAGCAGAATACGAAATGTCTGGAGAAATGGATTTATCTTTATTAGTTACACTAGAAGATGGTCAAGAGGCTACAGTTAGACAATTTTTTCAAGGACAAACAATTAGAGCTGAACAATTAGCAAAAATTGATCATGAAGAAAAGAAAGATTTAGCAGAAGTTTTAGCAGAAGTATTATTAGAAAAAGGAATTGCTCCTACAGCTAGCCAAGAATTAATTTTAATAGGTTTAAAAATATTTGGAGCACAAGCAATCCAATTAATGGCTTTAAAATCTCAAACTAATACTTTACTTAGTCAGCTAAGAGATATGCATTCAGCTTTATCTACTCCTAATAATTATGATGATAATATGCCTTCAGAAGAGCCTTCATATCAAGCTCCTGCTCAAGAAGTTTCACAACCTCAACCTCAACCTAAAGAAGAAATATTGTTGAGTGATGATGATTTAATAATTGAAAAAGTAATTGAAACTAAAGAATAAAAAATGGCAAAAGAAATAGCACCTAAGTCACAAAGAGAAGCAGGAATGATGGTTTTAACAGGCGTTCAAGGCGTTGGTAAAACATATTTAAACATGCATATCATTGCTGACTACGTTAAAGACAAGTTTTATAATAAAGTAAAAGGTAGAAAATGCCTAATAATGGACACGAATGGCGAATATACTAAAGAGCAATTTACTAGAAATGATGTTGCTGATTTTTCACCAAAATTAATTGCATTAAAAGATATTCCCGATTGGTCAAAAACAGCGGGTGGAGATTGCAGAAGAATTGATGCTAAAAATGTTGGGTTAAAAGAGAAAAAAGAAATTATTGAGTATTGTATTAGATATTTCAGAAATGGTATGTTAGTGCTTGAGGATATTAACACCTACATTTTGAATGTAACGCACATGGAAGAAATTGTTGGTGGTTTAGTAAATTTACGACATAGAGCAGTAGATATATTAATTTCATACCAATCATTAAGACCCGTTGAACCAAGAATTTGGCAAAATGCTAGATGGGTGCGTATGCACTACCAAGCAGATAATGTAAATGATATTAAAAATAAGGTTACAAATCCAACTTTATACAAAATAGCACAAAACATTGTTAACAACCGTTACTTTAATGGAGATAAAAGATTTTATGTTTACATACACAACTTTGCAAACAAGATTGAAGGCAAATTCACTAAAAAAGAATTTTTAGATGCGTCAGCCCAATATTTAAAGCTTAACAAACGTGAAATTAAGGAGTATAGAGAAATGAATAGTTGTACTCAAGAGGAAGCAATTAAAGGGCAGTCAAGACAGTATTTTGACCAATATTATGGAAACAAATAATTAGTATATGAATATTTTAATCTTTATAGCCGTTTGGTTAATGCTTATTTCAATTGCTTTGTATTTAATTACATTAAGAAGTGATAAAACAGAAATATATAGTGATTGGAATAAATTTTTAAATAAACCTAAATCAATTTGGTGGTTTGTTTTTTTAATGTTAATATTTGTAGTTGTACCTACATCAATTCCATTTTCATTATCTCACATTGAAAAAAATAATAATGACAATGAATGATTTTGTTTCAGATTTAATTGCACAAATTTTTAGCTTAAAAAAGATAAAAGAGTGTTTAAAGCTTCGGATATTTTGGATTAAGGATGGTTTTGCTAAAAAATCAGAGTTTGAAAAAAATGAAATTGAAATTGTTTCACATGAAACATTTTTGAAGTTGTTGGAATTGGATAAAAAAATCATCCAAAAGCAAAGTGATTTACAAGAATTGTTATCTTTGTAATAAATAAATAAGTATGAATATTGCAGTTTGTGTTGTTGTTAAAGGTAATTCTGAATTAGTAAAATTTACTATTAATAATGCTTTACAAAAAACATTTCTTTTTGCTAACTACTATTTCAATTCTGATGCTGAAAACTTTAATTTTTGTAAATCTATTGCAGATAGAACAGAAGGTAGTGTAATTCAAACAAATGGTTCTATTTCCCAACGCTATAATGAATTATTACTTAACGATGCAGATTACCATGTAATTTTGCCTATTAATGCTATTGTAAATGATTTTTGGCTAGAAGATTTAGTTATTACTTATGAAAAAGTAGAAAATAGTGGAGTTTTATCTATTCCTACGGGCTTTGAAAAGCTTGAAACAACAACTATTTTGCATAAAACAACACAAGGTTCAGAAGATGTCCTAAAAGTCGTTTACAAAGAGGAAAATAATTTCCTTGATGGTATCTTATTTTTTCACAAATCAATCTTAGAGAAAGTTGGTAAGTTTGACCCAAATTGTCAACAAGCATTTTTTAAAAATGATTTTAGTTGGAGAGTTGGGATGATGGAATATCAAAACTTTTACATTAAAAACCAACAAATAATTGAATTGCCACTATCTGATGAAACAATTAATTCTACCAAAACACATGATGGTTTTAAAGCCTTCAAAAAAGAAATTGAACAAATGTTTAAAAACACCCAATTTATAAAATAAATAATTATGGAAAATGTACCCGAAATAACCCAAAAAGTATCAAAAATTCTTTTAGAGGTTTTAGTTTATGGAACTGAAAAGAACAAATCAAAAGTAAAAGAATTAAATGAAAATTTACAAAAGCAAATTGATAAGCATAGAAAGAGCCGTTCAAGAGTGCGTGTATTTTGGTCAATGAATGATAAAAAATCGCTTGAGGAAACAAAACAATGGTTAATTGATAATGCCAATTGCAAATATTATGTTTTTGCAAACAAAGATAATGATTACAGTATTAGTTCTGACTTTGTAAGTGCAAGCTTGTTAAAAATTAAAAAGCTAGAAGATTCAATTAAATCAATGAATGATGCTGAAATTAAGTTATTGCCTAAAAAGGTTGTATTAGAAGATAAGTTTGACGAATTTGAACCAATGGACTAATGGAAGATTTTAAGCCCTATTTAGATGATTTGAAAGCATCTATTTCCTCACAAACAGAATTGCTTAAATTGTTAGAGGATAGTATTGTTCTTAATGATTCATTGATTAAAATGGTACTAAAAGACCAATTAAAAATACCCATTACATCAAAAGATTTTTTAGAAAATGCTTTATTTATTAATAATTCTAAAATCTCAAAAATTAAGATTACATCAGAAGCAGAAACTTTGAAAAAAGTAATTGCAGAAAAAATGCACTATTTTGAGAAGTTTTCAAAACAATTTGATATTGAGTATAAGGAATGTTTGGAAAATTTTGACAAAGTTATTGAACGGGCAAACAAGTTAGCATATAAGAAACCACAATTAAAGTGGTTATTAAGTAAGCAAACTAAAGAATTGCTAGAAAACAAAGAAGCACATTTATATTTTTACAAAAAAGTTAAAGCATTTTTGAACTAATGGATTTTCCTAAAGTTTTAATTTCTTGTCCAACAGCTGTTGTGAAAAACTATTGCTTTGAAGCGTGGTTAAAAAATGTTATGAATTTTACATACCCTAACTACCAAGTTTATCTTTGTGATAATACAAATGACGAAGGGGTAAATGTAAAATACTATAATGATTATTACAAAGAACATTACGGTGAAGATGGTAAATTTTTAGCGGTTAATTCATTGTTGCTTAATAATGTTAGCAGACCAATGAATATAATTGAAAAAATGGCATTGTCGCATAATGATTGTAGAGATGCAACTCTTGAAAATAATTTTGACTATTTGTTTCATTTGGAATCAGATGTATTTCCCCCAAAAGATGTTGTTGAAAGGTTAATGTTTCACAAAAAAAATGTTGCGGGTGGATTATACCATATTAATAGTGGCATTTATAGGTCGCCAATGATTCAGCTTAATGTTGAAATAACACCAAAACTTATTGGTAGCATCAATTTGGAAACAAATATGGAAAATATTTTTATAGATGGTCAATTGCTTCAAGTAGCCCATGTAGGTTTAGGCTGTGTATTAATTTCCAAAAAAGTATTACAAAAGTTAAAATTTAGAAGTGTTAATGGAGTAAATAACCATCCCGATTCATTTTTTGCAGAAGATTGTTATAGGTACAAAATTCCTATTTGGATTGATTCATCTATTGTTTGCTCACATGATAACCAAGATTGGGGTATTTATGGGCTAGATTTTAAATAATTAAACTATTTATTTTGTACAATAATTGTACATGCTAACATTAATATAAAAAGGGCTTTATTCTAAAAGCCCTTTTTTTGTATAAAATATTTAAAATTATAATTAGTATTTGATTTATAAATTTGTTTCTGATAAATAATAATTAAAACTCAATTTTATGTTTACAAAAGAAAATGGAAAAATGTTTGTAGTAGTTTTAACTGCCGTAATGGTTGGTTTAGCTGTACATCAAAAATTCGTTGCTCCACGTCTTAAATAAGAAGTAGCAATGAATATATAGGAGTTTGCTTTATTTACTCCCAATACAATAGAAGAAATTAGCTGTGCCCATTATGGGTAATTTGTTATTAGTAACTATGTGTGTTAAATTAAAACAGCACAAGAAAATTTAATTAATAATAACAATTTTAAAACTAAAATTATGAACAAGGTAGAAAAAGAACTACATGGTTATATCAGCGGTACTGAAAGAATGAGTGGATTTGATTCTTACGATTCTTACGAAGGTGATATGTCTTATTTTGATGATTCATCTTCATTTGATGGTGATGACTTCTCTTACGCAAGTGGAGGTTCAAATACAATGAATGTATCTGACCCTTATGTTATCCAATATGCTAACACAACTACTGCTAACGTAACTGCAATTTTATTCGGTTACAATGATTATTTTGGAGATACTAACTATGGTAACCCCGTAGCTGTTGTAATTACTAACTTACAAGGTGGTACTTACGGTCGTTTGATTGCACAATCAAATAACAAATTCTTCAAAATTGGTAAATGGAGATTCCAATCTTCAACATCTACTCAATTGCAACAAACATTGTCTATCAATCACGTTGATGCAAATGGTAAAGTACAAACAGTTCCATTGAATTTATCTATTATGCGTGATGCTTATCAGCAACAATCAGATATTATTGATGTAACTCGCCCCGTGTCTGTTGATGGTAATACTTATATTACTTTCACATTGATTGGGTCTGCTACTTTAGTAATCTCTATGTTCCCAGTATCTGTATTAAGTGGATTAGCTGTATTAAACGGAGGTCAAGACTTAAATACTGCTCGTGCTCCACGATTAAGCGGTAAAAATGTTGCTCCCGTAATCATCCAAACTTCTCAAGCGGTTAAAGGAATTACAGGATAAAATTTATTTTTTTCCAACAATATAAGAAGGGCAGAGCAATAATGCTCCGCCCTTTTTTTATATAACATAAAATACCATGGCTTCAAATCAGAACAAAAGAAAAAAACCCGATATTACATTGATGACCATACTTGCCTATGAATCTACTGATGCTTCCAAACAATTATTGGAAAAATACAATAGACCAAAAGCAAAAGATTACAAAGATTTAGAACTTAAACTTGCCGAGTTGTATTTTGATACAACAGACAAAAAATCTCTTGAGCAAGAAATGGCTGAAATTCATCCACACAAAAATTGGATGTTTAAAACATTACCTCAAGAACCTATAATTGTAGAAAAAGAAGTAATTGTTGAAGTTCCCGTAATTGACACAAAGTCAAACTTTAATGACAATGATTGCCCTCAAGATATGAGTCAATTTAATGGCTCAAAACAAAGCCCACTTGACACAATTCAACCATATTTAGGAATTATGGGTGTATTTGCAACAATTGGGTTAACATTTTATTTTCTTTCAAAAAACAACAAATAAGTATGGATGCAATTACTATTCAAGATTCAAAAATTTTAATACCAAACACAGAGCATAAAAACTTTGTTGAAACTAATTCTATAATTCCAAAAGGAACAGAAATTAGTGGTGATGTTAAAGTAATTGATGGATTGAGAAGAGGAGCACCATTTACTTACAGACTTTTTGAAACAAACAACAAAGAATTATTATTTTTAAAAAACATAGAACCTATGAATACAAGAGAAATTACATTAGGAGCAGATGGTCAAACAACACCAACAGTTGTTGATTTATTACCCGCTGAATCATTTAACAGAACTAAAAAAATGGGTCTAGTTATTGGTGCAATTGCGGGATTTGGCTATGCTAAATACAAAAAACACGACATGAAAAAAGTTGCTATGTACATTGGTGTTGGTGCAGTAGCGGGTTATTTAGGTGCATACATTTTTGATTATTCAAGAAAAGTAGTTGTAACAACATCTAAATAATAAAATTAAAAAACAAGAACTATGCAAAACGCAAGAGTTATACAATTAGGGTCTAGTGGTGTAAAAGTTACTAGAAGTTCAGCTTCTTTTGAAGAGGCTTTTGGTGGTTATAGTGGTAAAAAAGGAAAACAAAAATTTTCAAATTTTGTTACTCAAGCCCAATTAGATGCTTTAGCAGTAGCTTCAACATCTGCAACAGCTAATTTACCCGTTGTTACTGATGCCCCAAGAGATTATAAAATTCTTAAACTTTATGGTCAAACCACAGCAGCTATGCAAAAAGTAGGAGGTGGTTCAAAATCATTTCCAACTGATACACCATTAAAAATGGTTAGAAGTTATAAAGTTTTAAATGGAAATCCTATTGAAGTAAAATTAGTATTGATTGAAGATGGTGCAACATACATTGGATTTCCTACTATGACAAAAGATGTTGCAACTAATTTAATGGCAACATCCTTGCCTATAAACCCAATAGCACCAACAACAACGGGAACAACAACGGGAACAACAACAACAACAACGGGAACAACGGGAAGTTTATATTTAGACACAATTGCAACTTTAACCCCATCTCCAATATCAAGATACACAGATGACAAACCATTAATGCCTTTATTTCAAGGATTTTATAAAGTTGTTAATGATGTTTTTGGACAAAGAGATGGTGCTTTTGCAAGTAAAAAGTTTTTAAAAGATTCAATTTTAGAAGGTTATTTACAAACTTTTGACAACCCAACAACGGGTGGTAAAAGTGGATATTGGGTTGTTCAAGCAGAAGTTCCAACAACTGTTGGAAATGCAACTACAACAACAGCATCACCAAGCAATAACCCATCAAATGTACCCGTTACTAATGTTGCTACAAGTACAGCATCAAGCGGAACAGCTACGGGAACAGCTACATCGGGTGGTACAACAACAAGTAGTGGTACAACAAGCGGAACATCTACGGGAACACAAACATCACCTAACCCAAGTGCTACCCCACAAGCAAAATCAAGTGCTACGGGAATGACAATGGTAAAATTTAAGCTTCCTTTATATGCTTTAATACCCGCAGTTACTACAACTTATAATAATACAAATACGGGTGGAGGAACAAACGAAGGTGTAGGAAATTATGACCCAAACCAAGGTGGTGGAACAAACCAAGGTGGTGGAGTTTACACGGGAGGTGGAAATAGTTCAGCTGATTTAGATGCGTTAAACGCACAAATTGAAGCACAACAAATGGCTCAATATCAACAACAAGGAGGTGGTCAACAGCAAAACAATACAAGCCTTGAAGATTTAAACGCACAAGTTGATGCTGAAAATCAAGCACAAATGATGCAACAAGGTTCAAGTGGATATGAACCAACACAAGATGAGTTGATGGTAGATATAGATACTAATTATGCACCCGATACAGAAATTGAATCATCTTTTGATGGTTACGCAAATTCAAACGCTATGGAAACAATGATAAAAGACCTATGCACAAAAATTGCATGGAATAAAGAAATGGCAGAAATGCTAAAAATGAAAAAAGGTGTTGACAAATCAGAATTAAAAGCTGAATATGTTGCTAAAGTAGATAGAGTAAATGAACTTTTAAGAGAATTAAAAAGTTATGAAACTCCCGCTAATAGAGAATATATCCAAAAAATGCTTAATTATTGTGATATGATGCGACCTAGCAAGAAAAGAACAATGCCAAAACAAATGGTAATTCAAAACACTAACCCAAAAGTTATTAGTTTAGGAAATACTACTCCTTCTGAATTTAAAAATGATTTAGGAAACACAATAATGGAAGATGAAAATAGTTCATTTATGGGTGAAGTAATTGATTATAGTGCGTTTAATGGTAGTTCAACTTCAACAGCTTTAATTGGTGTTGGTATTGGTGCTGTTTTAGGTATTATTGGTATAGTTGTTATTAACAAAATGAAGAAATAATATTATGGAAGATTTCAACACAAAATTTAATAATTGCATGAACAAACAAGATTATGTTTGTGCCCATGAATTGATGTTGAAAGAATTAGGAGGTATTATTACAACCAATAAAAAAGAATTTGTAGATTTGCTTAATTCAAGTGGTATAAAAGCTACAATTGATGAATCAGATATATCTTTAATTGAAAAATTTGTAATTAATATTCCGCTTAACCAACAATTAATGTTAGGCTCTTCTTTATTAATTCAGCTTAAAAACAAAAAAGTTAACTTTGATGGTGTTGATGAAATAGATGATGAATCATTAAAAAATTGTTATAAAACAATGAGAAATTATTACTCTGATGAACCAAAATCAAATTTTATTCCCGCTATTGCGGGTTTATTTAGTGGAGCAACAGATTTGTTGACAGCTAATAAAAGAAAACAAGAAGAAATAGCTAAAGGTGGAATTGATATTTTGCAAAAACAAGCAGACGCAAAACAACAATTAATCAATGCCGTTCTTCAAAAAAAACAAGCTGATGTTGAAGCTAAAAAGGTACAGTCTAAAAATCTTAAAACAGCTTTAATAGTTGGAGGTGGTGTACTTTTAGTTACAATTATTGGTATTGTAATTTATAAAATAAAAAAGAAATAAAATGGAAATAATTACTTCAAACCCAATTGTTTACAAAAACAAAGTACAATTAGACACTAATTTAGGTGAAAATTTAAGCGGGTATATTGAAAATTTGAATTTCATGGAAGGCAGAATATCTGATTTTGATGGAAATGCTGATGAAGACTTATATTACACTTGTGATAATAAAACATATCATAAATTTAATGGAGCAGATTTGTACGTTGGATTTGATGGGGAGTATTACAATGCAAAAGGTGAAGGTGTAAAAGGTTTTTTCAAAAAAATTGGACAAGGTTTTAAATTTGTTGGAAAAGGTATTGGACAAGGTGTTAAAAGTGTTGCAACCTTAATTAAAGCTAATAAAGGAGCAAGACAGCTTCGTAGGTCAAATAGACAGTCAAGAAGAAAAGACAGAAGAGGTGATAGAGAAGCTAACCGTCAAGATAGACACTATACAAAAATGATGTCTAAAGCACAAAAAAGAGCTGATGGTAAATATGTTAAAAAAGATGATAAAGGTCAAGATGTTGTAATTCCAAAAGAAAATATTACAACGGGAGCAGATGGTAATCTTTATGACAAAAAAGATATTGACCCAAACAAAACATTTGTTGACACAGATGCTCAAGGTAATAAATCTTTAGTTACAGAATATTTTGAAGATGAAGTTGCAATTGGCAAGGATGAAAGAGGTAATGAAGTTATTTATGCAAAAGAAGATGTAGCATCATCAACTCCCGAAACAGAAAAAGGAATGTCAAAAACCATGAAATTTTCACTAATAGTTGGTGGTTCAGTACTTTTCATTGGAGCAGTAGCCTTTTTAATTTATAATTCAAGAAAAAACAAATAGTATGACAAAAGCAGAAATTCAAAAAGAAATATCAGACAATGTTAAAAAATTAGAATTATTTAACACACAACTTAATTCTTTAATACAATCTAGAGATGATTGGTATCAACAACGTGACCGTTCAGCTTACCACGCCCAACAATGGTCAACAAGAAAAGAACAAGTTTCTAACAAACAAAAAGAAATTGCTGATTTAAAGCAACGACAAGAAGATTTAAAAAGCCAATTGTCAATTGCAGAGGAACAAGATTTAAAGGAAAAAAAAGCCAAAGAAGAACGTGATTTAATTGAATCTAAAGCTAAAGCCGAAGCAGAAAAAAAACTAGCAGATAAAGGTTTAACTCCCGAATCCGTTTTAGCAGAGCAACAAGCCAAAGCAAAAGCAGAATCAGATTTAGCAAAAGCAAAGGCAGATGCAGAAACAATTAAAGCAAAAGCAGATTCAGATATAGCAAAACAAAAAGCTGATTATGAATTAGCACAAAGACAAAAAGCAGATAATGAAATGGCTATTAAATTAGCTAAAGAATCACAACCTAAAGGTATGAGTCCAATTTTAAAAATTTCATTAATTGCATTAGGTGTTGCGGGTGTTATGATTGGTGGATTTCTTTTGGTGAAAAAAAAGTAAAAAAATAATTTATTTAGTATAAATTTAGATGAAAGAAAAATCCAAATATCAATTTAATTCCAAAAAAGAATTAGATGATTTTTTAGCAGTAGCTAGATTTCCAAATCAAGAGGCAATCAATAAGTATGTTGCTGAACAAACAAATCCCGCATGGAAAAAACCAATTAATAATGAAAATAAAAATATTACTCACAAAGGATTTGGCATGACAAAAGAAATGAATGATGCTTTAGTTAAAGCTGATTATGAATTAGCACAATTACAAAAAGCAGATAATGAAATTGCAATTCAAATGGCAAAGGAAAATACCCAAAAGCAAATGAATCCAATTTTGAAAAAATCATTAATTGCATTAGGTGTTATTGGGGTTGTAATCGGAGTCTATCTTTTGATTAAAAAAAATAAGAAATGAGAAAAATTTTAGGTATTTTAGCAATTGTTGGAATTGGTGCGGTAATATACCATCAATACAAAGAAATGCGTAAAGCCAAAAACAACATTAAATTAAATTAATATGGCACTAAAGAGTTATGTTTTTGTGGAAGATTTTAAGTCGCCCGTTGTTACAGCTACGGGATTGCCACATAATCCACAAAAAATTAGATTAAAAAGATTCCGAAAAGGGGAAATAGTTAAAGGTGAACTAAAACACGCTAATAATAAACCCGCTTTTTTATTGGTACATGGTGTATGTGTTGTACCTTTGTATGTAGTTAAAGAGGTAATCACTAAACAGATTGTTTCTAATGCTACGGGCACAGCAGATACAATGCCTAACCCTATGCAAGTACAAAAAGTGGAAACTAATCCAAAAGTAAAATACATTGATTCAATGTTGATTGGTGCGGTTGTAGGTTTAACGGGTGTAATTGTAGCTGAAAAACAAGGTTGGATAGGTGAATCTGATTCTAAATATAAATTGTATGGTGCTTTAGTTGGTGCTATTGCGGGTGCATATTTTGTATTTAGAACAAACAATTCTAATAAACAAAAGATTAAATTAAAACAAGATTAAAATTTATAAATATGGAAATTATAACTTCAAATCCAATTGTCTTTGATGGCATGAAAGAATCTCCAAGAGATATGTTTGTTGGTGCTGATGGCACTTTAGTGGTTGAAACAACTAAAAACCCAATCATTTATGAAAATGGGATGTCAAATGCAGAAGGTGATGCTAAACCAAAAGGAAAAGCACCCGCAACAAAAGAAAACCAAAAAGTTTTTGATAAAGTAAAAAACTTCTTTTATGAATTAGGTCAAACTAAAATTGGTGCATTTGCTTTGCAACAAGCTATGGATAGCTACGAAGCAAAAAACAATCCAAATTATGTTCCACCAACAAGACCCGCTGATGTTTCTATTATTGGAGGCTCAACTGATGTTAAAAAACCAATGTCAAAAGGACTAAAAATTGGTTTAATTGTAGGGGCTGTTGCTCTTGTAAGTTTTGTTGGTTACAAAATGTACAAAGCAAAAAAATAATTTAAGATATGTTTGGAGAAAAATATAATTCTGACAACAGAAAGTTTTCTTTATTTATAAAAATCACTTGCACGGGTACTAAAAAATTTCGTATTTGGGCAGAGGAATTACAAAAAAAGAACTCCAAATATGCTGATAGAGTAATTGAGGTTGTAGGTACTAGAACTATTCATTTTTCTTTTCCCGTTTCTCCTAAAACTTTATTTGTTGGTTGCGGAAATATCCAAAACCCACAAGACAAAGATTTTAAAGTTGAATTGAGTGAGGGCAAATTAATGGATTACAATGTTTGGCTAGATGCTGAAACAAAAAATTTCTTAAATTTGTGTATTCCATTCTCACAAGTTTGTGGGTTTGAAAGTGCTTCAAACAATGGAAGATTGTATTCCTCAAAAGACAAAGAGTTTAATATTAAATTCTTTGGTGTAATTAGTGATAGTGGGAAGATTAATAGTACTCCCGCAAGAATAGGTCATACTACGGGTACAATTGAGGTTGCTAAAGCAAAATTTGATGCTTATACCATTCCAATGCGAGTGATTATTCTTTTACATGAATATTCACACAAATTCAGAAACCCGAAAATTGGTTTACAAATTGGCAATGAAATTGGTGCAGACATAAATGCTTTGTATATTTATTTAGGTTTAGGATTTAGTAAAATTGATGCTATTTGTGTTTTTGCAAATGTATTTTTAAAATCTCAAACTAAAAGTAATATGGAACGCATGAGAAAAATCAATGATTACATTGATAAATTTGAGAAAGAGCAGTTTGCTAAAAAGAACTAAATAAAACTAACAAATGAGTTTTTCATTAATAGAAGAATATGAAAACTTTGATGCTCAAATCCGTGATAAATATTATGGAAAAAAGCAGTCAAAACCTAAATCAAATGACGCTACGTTGTTTGATTCTTCTGTTTTTGATTTAGATTTTAGTGGAATTAATGGTACAACCTTTAGACAATCATTTACACAAGTAAATAATTTAATTAAAGCAAAGCCCGTAATGGCAAAGCCCATTGTGGCAAAACCCATTGAAGCAAATCCTATTGTAGCTAAACCCGTAGTTGGTAGATATACAAGTTTGTTTCAAAGTTCTAATCAATTGTTAACACAAGGCAGAACTTTGCCTAATGCGTCTAATCCAATTGTAGAGCCACAAATAACTTCTTTACCTCCAATGACCCCAACAATATCAAAAGATGGTGTTATTGAAGCTACACAGCAAGTTGTTAAGTCAGTTCAATTACCTCAAGATATGCCATTAATTATAGATGGTGTCAATAAGTTTATTTTAAACACTTCGGGTACAGCTGATAGTTTAAAAAATATTGGATATTACAAAGGAGAAAAGTTAAAAGAACTAATTTTAACTTTTGACAATACACAATCAATGGTTGATTTTGATGTTGAAATTTTTAACCCATCTATGCCTTTAGACTATCTTTATTCAACCTCACAAAGTTTGAATAGTAAAATAGTTGTTGGTGGCGGTAACGTAAGCTATTCAGATGTTTTATTTAACATTTTAGGAAACCCAACATTAGTACCAAATTGTAAATTTGCATTTAGCGGTATTAATGTTAATGAACAAGTTTCACAGCCTATTTTTACGCACAATAAACAGATTACGGCTATGGAAAGAGTTAATCCAATTAACTTAAACCTTGAAATTGATACAGACCAATTTTCAAATGAAATTGTGTTTTTTGATATGTTTAAACAATTAGGAAGACCATTTATTCCCGATGGAATGGATGTTATAAATTATAAAGTATTAGCGGGTAATTCCGTTACAATGTGTTTTTTCTACAAACAAGTTTCTTTGAAAAAAGTGTTTATAGAGGAAGCAAGAAATAGTAAAGTTTTATTATAATGGCATTATTTAGCACACCATATCCAAATCCAAGCAGAGTTGTCAGCGGTACACCACAATTGTTCGCAGATGATGTTGTTTTGTTGTGCAATACAAGTTCAAGTGCTGTTACTATTAATTTACTAGAAATTCCCGCAGATTATTGGAATACTACATGGAAACTATATGTTGTTGATAATTCATCAAATGCGGGAACAAATAACATTACAATTAATGCCCCAAGTGGCTACACAATAAACAATCAATCATCTGTTACAATTAATCAAAATGATGGTGAATGTGTTGTTAGAATTTCAAGCAATACTTCTTTTTTAGCTGAATTTAATTATCAAATAACTTCAAGTGCTTTAGATGTACTTAATGAAGGTGTTTCTATTTCGCCAACAACAACTTCTATGAATTTTGTTGGTGCTTTAGTAAATGCTATGGCAGTTGGAAATGCAGTAACCGTAACCATTAACGGCATAAATTATATTTCTGTTACTTACTCAAGCTTATCTTCACTAATTTCAACTAATGCAGTTCAAATTGGTCAAAATTATCTTATAAGTAATGCAATATTTTTAGTTAATACAACTGATATTTATGCAAGTGAGAATGTACCAATCATGGTTAAGGGAATAGCAACAAATGGTGTTTCTTTAGAAGGAAGTGGTATTTTCTTAAACGCAGATTATCAACAAGATGGTGATTACAGCGGTGTAAGTGGATTCGTTGCAAACATTGGTGTATGGACAGCTTCATTGACACCCGTATCAAATGATGTTTGTATGTGGAATAACTTTCATTATAAAAATTTAACGGGTGCAAATGGTGTAACAAATCCAAATTTAGATACTACAAATTGGGTTCTTTTATCTAAAAGTGTAACTAATGGTTATATTCAAGAAATTGATTTTATTTTATACAATCAAGATACAAATAGAATTATTTTTAGAGAGGACAAAAGATTAAATCAAGTAGATAAAAATGATTCTTACGGAGATGATAATTATGAAACATTTGCTTTATTTCAATGGGGCAATGATAATGTACAAAACAATATTGTCAAAGGGTATTCTGTTTTTAAAAATTTCAACAATTTAGTAATTGGGACACCCGCAACACCACCTCAAAGTGCAATTTTTGGCAATACACTTTTATCTTCTTATTGTTTGTTAGAAAGCAATAGTGGGTATTTTTATAATAATAATTTAGAAAGATATTCTACTGTTTATATAGGTAATAATTTAGGTAATTTTGATAATAATAATTTATTTAATAGTCGTATTACTATTATTGATGAACTTGAAATTGCGTGTCAGATAAACCAAAATACTTTAACAAATACAATAGTTGATGTTGTTGGTTCTTGTCAAAGATTATTTCAATTTAATCAATTAAACAATTCTATTTTTGATTTTACCACTATGGCGGGTACAATAGCATATTTAATTACAAATAATGCTAATTGGAATATTACCCTAAGTGATAGTGTTTCGGGGTCTTGCCTAAATGGGAATAGTACATTAGAATGGTTTTTAGATTTTGGCGACCCTACAATTTGGAATAGTGGCACAAACACATTAACAATACCAACGGGATTACAAAACATTATGGGAGTTTATATTTTACAAAACACGGGAGGTGCAAGTGTTAACAAAATAGTTAATCTTTCAACTCAATTCCCAACTACTTTTAAATCGGGAAACCAATCTTTTACAATAAGAAGTGTTGCAGTTGGAGGTGCAGTAACAAATGAAATTATATCAGATTTAGGTGTTCATAATTATGTTTTATCATATAGAATAAATGGAAATGATTATATTACACTAGTTAAAAATGGTACACTTAATGGTGTGCAAACAAATAATATTTACGCATAAAAATAAAATATGAATAAACAAGTAGCAACAAAAACATTTAATGACCTACCACAATGGGCTAAAGGAGTAATTGCCGTTGGAGTAATTGCGGGTGCGGGTTACATTATATACAAATATTTTTTAAAACCTAAATCGGGTACAGAAATTGGTCAAAGTGAGGTTGAAAGTGAAATTTTAACAGCACAAGAGGTTAAAAAATTATCTTATCCTAATTCAGCTTACTATTCAATGGCAGATGCAATTGAAACAGCTTGTAATGATATTGGTACAAATGAACAATTATTGTACACAACTTTTAGAAAGTTAAAAAATGATGCGGATTTTTTAATGCTTAAAAAAGCATTTGGAATTAGAAACTACAATGGAGATATTTTCCCTTACATTATCACAAGAGCAAAATGGGGATTAGAAGCAACTTTACAAAATGAATTGAGTAGCACAGAACTTGGCTATATTAATGCAATTTTGAAAAAAGCAAAAATTAAATATAGAGTATAAATTTTAAAAACAACAAAAATGAAAAACACAAATGTTCAACAAGGTGTAAGAATGGTAACTATTGCGGGTTCATCAATTCTTATTTTAGGTGCGGGAATGACTTTATTAACAAGTAAAGATGTAAAGTCAGCAATCATGCCTTTAGTATCAATTTTAGTAGGTATTAGTGCATTTAGATATGCAGTTAATGATAAACCTTTAACTATTAATGCAGTTTCTACGGAAGAATAATTAAATTTGTAACAATTAAAATCAAATATCATGTTAACAACAGCAGTAAACAAAGTAAAAAGCAATCCTATTGCTTCAATTTTAGGGGCGGGTTTAACATTTGTAGCGGTGAAAAAATACACTTCTATAAATCAAACTTGGAAAGTAGTAGCATTAACAGTATTAGGTGGTGTAGCATCAGCTTACTTGGATAATGTTAAATTGAAATAATTTTCAGATGAAAATTGTTGATAATGTTAAAAACAACCCAATGGGTGCAATAGCGGGTGCTATTCTAACTTATTGGGTTGTTAATAAATATCTTGGTATTAACGGGATATTTAAAAAAGTAGCGGTTGCTTCTTTAGGAGCAATAGTTGGTGTTTATGCAGAAAAGTCAATTAGAGCAAAAATGTCAACTCCAACCTTAAAAACTATTAAAAGATGAAAGCAGACTTAAAAAAGAAATTAATAATTGGTGGTTCAGTAGCAGTAGTGCTAGGCATTGTTTATGTTATTTATAAAAGAGTAAAAAAAGCAAAATCTGATGCTCAAACACAAATGCTGTTAGAAACAGAGCCAATTACTCCCGTAGAAGTTGAGAAAGTACCATCTACTAAATTAACACGACCAAAAGAATTAGCAGATAATAATTCTGTTATAGCTTTCCAAATTTATGCAAATAAAAATGGTACGCAATTAGCAGAAGATGGTATCTATGGTAAAAAGACAGCGGGTGCATGGAATTTATTAGGTGCTACTTACATGAAAAAACTTAATGGAATTACTAACGGTAATTTGAAAATTGTTTATTCAAGATTTTATCCTAAAGCTGAATCTTTTGGTAACATTGTACAAGCATTTTTTGGCAACAAAATGGTAGCTTCATTTGGTGATGACGGTAAAATTTCTATTATTGACCAAAAAACAATGACAAATTATGCTACGGGAACTTATGCCAACGGTGGTAGAAAAGTAAATATTTCTACGGGTGCAAAATCGGGGCAAACATTTGAAACAACTAATGTTTACACAACTTTAGCTAATATTGTAAAATAATATGACACCTCAAGAAACTTTTATAAAGAAACATAAAAATGAAGTAATTCAAGCTACTTTAGGAACGGGTTTATTCCCTTCTGTTAAGATGGCTCAAATGATTCTAGAAAGTGGATGGGGTAAAGGTTATGCTGTTGAAAAGGCAAACAATTATTTTGGTATTAAAGCTGATTCATCTTGGAAAGGTGAGAAAGTGGCTTTGCCAACACCAAAAGATGCAAATAAAGTTAGTTATTTTAGAAAATATTCTAGTGTTCAAGATTCAGTAAAAGACCATTCGGATTTTTTAAAAAAACAAGGCAGATATGCAAAAGCGGGTTTGTTCAATGCTAGAAATTATTCAGAGCAAATAGATTCTTTGGTTAAAGGAAAATATGCAGAATCAAAAGATTATGCAAAAACACTTAACTCAATTATTGACAAATATAACCTTGAAGATTTAGACAAAGAAGCAAGAATACGAAGCGGTCAAAGAAACAATACAATAGCAATAATAGTAACCGTTGTAATAGGTGTTGTTTTATACAAAATATTAAACAAAAAATTAAAAACATGGAAATTATAACTAAAAACCCAATTATAGTTGAAAATAAATCTAATGCGGGTGGTGAAGTAATTAATTATTCTTCACCCGATGCAGAACCATTGTCTTGGGATAGAGCCTATTTTAATGCTGATGGATGTTATGAAGATAAATCTAACTTTTTAGACGCATTAAAAAAAGAAATGAAAAAAGCGGGAACTCTTGATGATATGTGGAGAAAAGCAACTCAAATGCCAAAATCACAGCAAGAAGCTTTAGCTAAACAAGAAAAAATGTTGCAAGATTCTTTGAAGCCTTCGGCAACTGACGAAGCTTTATTAAAATCTTTAGCAGAACCAACACAAGAGAAAAAAGGGCTTTCAATGGGTGCTAAAATTGGTATTGGGGTAGGTGCGGGAGTATTACTACTTACAATTATAATTTTAGTTGTAAAATCAAGAAAAAAATAAAATTATGGCTTTAACAGAAAGAATATTTACCAAAACAATCACAAACACTACATTTAGCGTAGTTGGTGCAATGGGATTCAATGCAATTTCATTGGTATTGGTTAGTGGTGCGGGGTCTTTTACGGGAACTTTAAATGTTGCGGGTACACCATCTACGGCTATTGATTTAGTTGTTGGAACACCCGTTACAATTACAGCAAACGGACAATACCCATTAGATGAATTAACAATTACTGCAAGTGCGGGAGTAGTAAACTTTTTAGGAAGATGTTAAAAACAAAATTAAAATATGCTTTAGGTATTGCAACCATTGGTTTAACAGCTACAACAATAATTTGGGCTAGAAAGCAA